CGGAGAGGGCGGAGCGGAGGGCAGCGCGGAGCTTCTCGGCTTCGTCGTCGCGGAAGTCCCGGAGGAATGTGCCCACCGCCTCCCGCAGCCCCTCCAGCGCGAGGGTCGCGGCGTCGCGCTCGGCCTTGGTCTGCTCGTGGAGCTTCTCGATGTTCGGATGCGTGCGCATGCGGACGCACTTGCAGCCTTCGATCAGGCAGGCATCAGCGTCATAGTGGTCCGAGACAGGATGCTCGCAGAGGTCGCACGCCTCGTTGAGGCGCGTCACCTCCGCCTCCAGCGTCGTCCCCCGCTCACGAAGGGCCCCGGCCGTGGCGCGCCATGCGTCGAGTTCGGCGAGCAAGGCCGTCGCGCGATCGGGGCCGTCCGCCATGGCTCCCCACTGAGCGCGCAGATGCGCCTCGCGATGTGCGGGCATCGTCAGCGTCGCCTGCACCCTCGCGAGACGGGCCGTCGTGCGGGCGGCAATGGCGGATTCGAGGGCCGCCATCGCAGCGGTCAGTCGATCCACTTCGGCAGCCCCGCGGTGCTGCTGGTGCTCCACCTGCGCCGTGGCGAGCGCGTACCACGCCTCCCTCACCGCCACGTCCTCCGGTGCCTCGCTCCGCGGGTCGTCGGTCGTCATTGCTCTCTCGTCCTGCGCGTGTAGCTCATCGGCCGCTCCTGTTCTTCGCCTCGGCCGCGGTCTCCGCCAACATCTTCGCGATCGTGGCGAGTGCCTCAGTGGCCGACGGGGACACGTACCCTCCGACCTTCCACAAATCATGCACGCGATCGAGCAGCGCCGAGAGGCGCGCAACTTCGGCGACAGCAGTGTCCCGCTCGGCTACGATGCGCGCCGCGACAGCAGGCAGATCGGACCAGTCGTAGGAGACAAGCGGCGGCGGCGGGCCCTTGAGCGCGTCGCACACGCCCTTGAGCAACGGCGGAAAGAGCTGGTAGGCCCGATCGCTCTCCGCCGTCGCGTCGTCATGCTCCTTCCGAAGACGATCTATCTCCTCGTCCCGCGCGACCCTCCCGAACAGCGCCTCGAACGCCGCGCGCTGGCCACTGACGCTGTTGAGCGGATGATCGTCATTCCACATCACCTCGCGCGTCTCCATTGACATAACGGTCGGGCCGATGATGTGGTTCGGGTAGCGCGTGTCCTCGAGGAGTGCCTTCGTCTCTTCGGGGCCAAGCTGGTCGTGGTCCACGAACAGCAGCACCATCTTGTAGACCTTGGTCGGCTCGCCAGTCATCGCGACGCCGTCGCCTTCAGGAAGGCCTGGATCTCGGCCTCGGAGATGCGCCACTCCGCGAACCTCCGGGGCGCGCCCGGCTGGTGAGCCCGCAGCGTCTTCTCCTTGATCCAGCGCCGGACGGTCTGCGGCGACACGTTCAGCCGTACCGCCGCCTCCTTCACCGTGTAGAGCTTCGAGCTGTCGCCCGTGAACGCCGGGAGAGACGCGAGAGGGCCGAACGGACTTCTGCCGCCTTGCTTGATCGTCACGTCTCGACCTCCGGAATCGGCACGTTGTCGGCGTAGCGCAGCACTTCGCGCTCCTCGTTCGTGCGCCACATGTTGTAGGCGCGGATGCCCTTGTACGCGGCCTCGCGGATCGGCAGCATGCCCTGCTTGTTGCGCTGCCGGTTGATGAGGAACTCGAAGTACATCCGAGACGGCCGGACGTCGATCGCGTCGTAGCACTGGAAGCTGCCCGAGAAGACGCTCCCGAAGAACTCCATCGCCGCGCTCGGGTTGCGGCGCATGCACCGGATGGCGGCCGAGACGGGACCGGCGTTCCACGTGTCGCGCTTGAACTTCGTGATCGACTTGAGCTTCAGGAGATGCTGCGTGAACGGGCAGCCGTCGTACGCGCTGATCCGTTCCTCGCGCGAGTACCTGCCACGCACGTCCACCCAGTTGCTCTTCTCCGCCATCACGCCGGCCAGGATGGCGTTGTCGACGGGGCCGTGCTGCTCGATGGTGAGCTGGTCGCGCATCGAGCGAGGCTTGCCGAGGTCGATCGACTTGATCGCGTCCGGCGACTTCAACGTGACGAGGATGACGTTCCGCATCGACACGTTGCTCCGCACGCAGGCGGCGAGCCGATGCTGGCCGTCGATGACCTGCATGTCCGCGTTCAGGCGGATGGTGTCGCCGACCCACCGCCACCGACTTTCCGCCATCGCACGCGCGTACTCGTCGACGAGCTTGGGGTTGAGCGGCCGGTTGAGTCCACGGTTGTCGAGGAGCGCCTTCGCGAACGACGGCTCGAGAGGGTCCATCATCTCGACCTCGCCCTCCTCGACCTTCGCGAGGCGCTCGCGACTGACCTTCTTGGTGGCGAGCTTCTTGGTCACACGACCTCCGGCATCGGGTTGCCCGCGTCGTAACGGAGAAGCACCAAGTCTTCCTCCTTGTTGCGGTACGCGTTGTAGGCGCGGATCGCCTTGTACGCGTCCTCGCGCATGTACTTCATGCTGCTGTTGCGCCCCAGCGGCTTGTTGAGGAGGTACGTGTAGAGCTTGTGGGCCGGCTCGCAGCGCTCGCCGTCGATCATCGCGGTGCCGTCGAACACCGCGACGAAGAAGTTGAACGCGATGCGCTTGTTCTTCTTCATGCACCGGATGGCGCCGCTGACGGGGCCCGCGCCCCAGAGCCCACGCTTGATCGTGCAGCGCTCCTTCAGCTTCATGACCTCGGGCAGCAGGGTGAACTGCTGGTACGCCTCGTTGCGCTCGTCGTTCGAGTAGCGGCCACGAAGCGAAACCCAATCCGACTTCTCCGCCATCATCGCGGAAACCGCGGTAGCTTCGTGGCGGCCGAGTCCCAGCGACGAGCGCAGATCGGCGAGATTGCGCGAGCGGCCCTGATCGATCGAGCGGATCGCGTTCTTGTTCACCTTCTCCGTGATGACGAGCGGCACGTGTTCGAGCGTGACGCCGCTCTGCACGATGGCGAGTAGCCGGTGCTGTCCGTCGATCACGTGCCGCGTGTCGTCGAGTCGGATGCTGTCGCCGTTCCAGCGCCACCGGCCCTCCTTCATCGCGCGCGCGTACTCGTCGACGGCGGGCTGCCGCACCGACCGCTGGCTAGGCGCGAGCAGTTCCAGCAGCGTCGTGGCGAGAGCCGGGTTGAGCTTCGGGATGACCTGGATGGAACCGTGCGGCGTCCGCAGCTTCTGTGCACTTCCGAGGATTTCGTCGATGGTCTTCTTCATGATGTTCTTGTCTCTCTTGGCCGCGATTGCGGCCGTCACTCCGCCTTGCCGCGCACGATCGCGTCGGCGCGCTTCACGGCGCGCTCGATGGCGCTCGCCGAGGCATCGATGTCGTCGTCCTTCACGCCGAGCTGGCGCAATCGAGTGCAGACGTTGTCGGACTCGCAGAGCAACGCCTGCAGTGCTTGCGCGAGCTGGTCGGCCACGTCGGCGCGCTCGTCTGCGCGAACGGCGGTTTCGACGGCGATGACGGCGTTCTGGAGATCTGCGACCTCTCGGGATGACCACGTCCGGCGCCGAATGATGTCGTACAGACGCGTCTTCGCGTCCGTGATCGGGTTACCCATGGGACCTCGGCAGGGCGTGCAGATGTTGTTCGACATCGACCATCTCGCCGTTGAGGTCGTACCGAATCAACTCCGCAGGGAGGTTCACGATCACCGCGTCGGCTCGCCTGAACCACTCTCGCTGCGTCTCCGAGCTGCGCCGCAGGAACTCCTCCACGTCGGCGTTCGTGCCGTGGATGACGCGGCTGTCGTCGCGATAGTCGCCACGACGATCCTTGATGACAGTCCAGGCCATCTAGCTCTCCTTCACGATCTGCGTGAACCGCGCGAGAAAACTCTCCTCTGTAGCCGAGGTTGCGTTGACGCGCGGAACCATTAGCCCGCGTCCACCATTCGGCAGGGCCGACAGCCACGCGTAGTGGTAGTAGACGCGCCCGCCGTACGCGTGAAGCACGTGTGCGATGCGCCCGCTCTTATTGTTGCGCCAACGCGTGCACTTCTCGACGGCGGCGGACATTAGCCCTCCTCTTCCGCGACAGCCACCCGCAGTTCGTCGATGTGGAACCAGCGGGCAAACCCACGCTGCTCGTTGACGACGCGCGCGTGATAGCCCGCCGCCACCGTAACGCGACACCGCAGACCGATGCGCTGGCCTTCGTGCACGTACGGCGCCACGACCTCCATGCCGTCGTCCACCCAGCGGCACGGGCCCCACGTCTTCCCATCGCTCGTCGTGAACTGGTCCTTCATGCCCGGACTCCCTTCGCCCGCTTGCGCAGCCAGCGCGCAACGACATCAGGATCTGCGCTCGACGTGAACGTGTCCGCCTCGCGCGCTGCCTCTTCGAGCGCCTCGCGCTTCGCCGCGATGATCGCGCTCTCGTCCGCAAAGCGAGGCTTCTCGGCGCGGGTCGGCTTCTTTGCGCTCTTTGCGCTACGACGAATGACCACGGCGCGCCCCTCCGCGAGAAGACCCCATCCCGCCCTTGAACGACCGGCCCTCGCCACGCGGCGCTCTCCCACGCAAGTCGGCCGCCGTGAAACGCTTGTGATGAGCGTACAGCCCGCGCACGGTCACCTTCACTCGCCGACCGCACGTGGGACACTTCGCGCGCAGATCGAGGCCGACGGTCCCCGGCGGTGGCACCGACAGCCGCGGCCCCGAACAGTACCCATCGCGCTGGATATCGTCACGCTTCACGACAGCCACCTGCTGGCGAGAAGGAGCGCGATCCCGAGCGCCACGCTGACGATCAGGCAGATCTTGGCGATACGCTCGACCTTCGCGGTCTGCTCGATGGCGTTGGCGACGGCACGGCCCATGCGCACGCCGTGCTCGACGTCTTCCTTCCTCTCGACCTTCACGATGATCATCTTCACGGCGTCCTCCGACGCGTACGCGGCCGAGGGCTCGCCTGTTGCTTCGTCACGGGGCGCGCATCGGCCTTCGCCAACAGCAGGGCGTTTTCGAGCTTCTCGATCACGGAGCTGGCGAGGTACGCCTGTACCGCGCCGAGCGCGGCGATCTGAGCGCTCGCCTTGGTGGTCATCGGATTGGTCACGAAGTCGTGGTCCTCGATCAGCGCGTGGCCGAACCAGAACGGACCGTTCTGTCTCACGGTCAGCACGATCTTCACTGCGCGGTCAGCCATAAGCGCCTGCCTTTCTCCCGCGCTTGGCGGCGAGATCAGCATCGATGCGGAGCATGCGATACGCCGTGTCGCGCGCCTCCATCATCGCGAACCCGCCGCCGAGCGCAGCGATCTGCTCGTTCGTGGGAAGCTGCTTCGCCCAGAACCGCAGCCAGTGGGCTACCTCACGCCCATGCTTCCGTGCAGCGCTGATTGCCTGCCGCCGCGTGCGCGGAGAGCGCGCGAGGGTGACCGCACGGTTGAGGGTCCACTGCGTCTGCTTCTTCTCAGCCACGAGCATCCGCCTGCGCCGCGATCAGTCGCTGCAAGCCCTGCTCGAACATCTCCGTCAGGCCGGAGAGGTCTTCGTAGGCGATCGGGTGCGTGAGCCGGTAGTTGCCGTTGTAGAGGAGCCGGCAGCGCAGAACCACGAGGTCGCGCGCCTGCTCGCGCGTATCGGTCGAGAAGAACGGGAGCGCAGCGGGGTCGCGCGGCTCCTTGAGCTGCGTGTCGCGGATGAAGATCGTACTGTCCGCGGTGATGTCGAGGATGAAGCGGCGAGAGAGGTGGTGGGTCATGATCGTCTTGCCCTCAGAGGTTCGGGGGGATGAGCCGCAGCTTGTGACCATTGTGCTTGCCGCCGTGCTCGCGGATCCACGCGGCGCAGACGCTCTTGACCGGATCGGAGAACACCTCGCGCTTGCCGGCCTTGACGCGCCAGTTGTAAATCGCGCCGCGACCGCGGCTGTGATGTACGTCGCTCGGCATCAGCCCTCCTCGCCGTCCACCAGCAGGCGCAACGCAGCGCAGACGTGTCCGAGGTCATGTGCGCTCGCGCCATCGCCGACCTCGCTGAGCGCATCCGTCAGCTCGGATTCGTAATCGGCGAGCGTGCAGAGCGCAGCCTCGAGCCGACGAAGGCCTGCCTTGGTCTTCGCCCCGGGCGCCTTCTTTCCGAGCCCTGAGGCCTTGAAAGCGGCGCGAAGACGGTCGCGCTCCTCGTCGAGGATCTGTTCGGCGACCTCGATCGAGACCTTCCCGGAATGGATGCGCTTGGCCAGGCCGCTGCGACGATACCTGCTCATGTCTTCCCTTTTGCGCAGAACGCGATGCCCGCGCGTGTGACCGTCCACTTTCGCCCGCGGTACAGGACGCGCGGCTCGGCACGCTCGTGCGTGCTGCATGCGGTGCCTGGCAACCCTCCGAGGCGCCGAAGAGCCTGCGCGACGAAGGACACGAACAAGCGTTCGCTGCCACTTTGCTGGGACCGCTCATCCCGCAACGGTCGAGCCACGCCCCGCTCGGTCAAAACCGCTCGCGCGACCGACGTCGTCTGCAGCCCGATGTTCGGCTGCAACACGGTCAGGATCTCGCCGTCGGTGGCAGGTCGATAGTCGCTCGCGTCCGTCTTTTGGATCGCCGGCCGCGGGATGTCGTCGTTGCACTCCCAGCAGTTCCAGCACGGGTTCTCCGGCGTGCAGCTCGGGTTGGTGGCGTCAGACGGCGCCGGCTCGTTGTCCTCGCCCGAGACCTCGGCCTGCATGCGGATGAGCAGCATCTGCAGCGCGCGATCGATGTCCATCTTGAAGCGCCGACGCGACGGCATCTCGTAAAGCTTGGCGACCTCGTCGAGCGACAAGGCATCCCGCTTCCACATGTTGTCGATGGAACGCGCCATCACGCGTCACCTTCGTCCTGCGGCGAGTCGTCGTGGAGATCTTCCATGCGCGGGTCGTCGGCCGGGAGGCGCTCCGCGACGACGCGCCGCAGCTTCTCGTGCTGACCGGCCCTGTGCCGCTCCATGCACGACGAGCAGACGCGACGCCCACACGTCGGGCACGGACGACGGCGCTTGCGCTGATTGGGCTCGCCGCAGTCCATGCACTGCACCCGCTGTGCGTAGCTGATGGGCATGGCTACTGCTTCGCCTCCGGAACGAGATGGAACGGCTCCATGCGCTTCGTGGAGCCCTTCGAACGACCGAACGCTGACTCGTCGAGCTTCACGACGACGAACATCTGCTCGGTCACGCTTTGAATCGTGACGGGGATCTCGTACGCGCCCTCGTGCCACATCGCACGCATTCCCGGCACGAGCTGACGCACCGTGATGCACTCGCGCCGCTCTTCGACTGTCGACCGATCCGCCATCGGTCAGACCTTCACCGGGAGAGCACGGATGCGACGCGCAGCCCGACTAGCGGTCTGGCACTGCGTGCACTTGCACATGCCCGAATGCGTCTTGGGGCGGGTCGCTTTCGCGGCACGCTCGCGCATCTCCTCGGCGCCCTCGGCGCGGCCCGCTTCGAGAAGAGCGTCGAGCGCCGTCTCGGCCGCGGTCGCGTAGATCGTCTCGCCGGTGTCGACGAGCAGCCGCACCAACCGCTGCACCTCCTGCCGCGCCTCTTCCGCCTTGCTCGTCACGGCTTCACCGGAAGACGATCGACGATGTCCACGGCCACGCTCAGCGCGCTCGCGTACGGGCTGCCGATGTCGCGCGGATCGCGATCGCGTTGCGACCGGAGAGCCAGCTTCGCGCGCTCCTTCATCTGAACCGCGCCCGCTTCCGTCGCGGCCGAGATCAGGATGCCGATTAGTTCGTCGTCAGACGCCACGCGGGGTCCAGGCTCGAAGCCGGGAGTCCTGTACGCCTGGATGCGGTCCCGAAGTGCCCGCCGAGCCACTTCCATCGACGTCGTGCTGTCCTTGCCCACGAACCCAATCTAACCCACGAACCATTAGCTGTCAATAGCGATCTCACATAATATAGATTATGTGACAAGTATTGGGAATCATTCGGCTTTTCGATTTAGCCGCGGAAGGAGCCTCCGGCCCTTCGAAACGCTTCCGCGGGCTTCGCTACGGGCTCGCGCTCCTTCTTCTTCTCGACCAACCGCAGGCAGCGCCGGCACGGAGCAGCCCACGGCGCCGGAGCTGCGGGCCGATCTCCGTCGGGCCGAGCCATGCCGCAGACTGATGTGCGGGGCTCGGTGATCGCGAGGTCGAACGCGTGCTGCATGACGAACACGCGTTCGCGCCCGATCCAGCGGATCGTCGAGTACCAACCCAGCCAGACGGCATCCATCAGACGAACTCCGAGTCCGAGAGCAAGATGCGACGACAGCGTCCGCACGTCACCTCGCTCGCGACCCAGGTGAACTTCGGCCAGGGCGTCACCTTCTTCGGCGTGCGTCCCGGCTCGCGTGCAGCTCCGCAGAGCGATTCATCCTCCATCCCCATGAGGGTGTTCTTCGGCCGGTGCACCTTGCGCTCCATCACGAACGCGTCCGCTTCATGCGTCGCGCCACGCGCAACGCGAACGTGGCGACGTCGCGCGAAGAGTACGGACCTGGACCCATGCCGGCGTGCTCGGCCTCGTACGCTTCGTTGAACGCCGCGGCCCCTTCCTCCGTATCGAAGGCGTCGAGCGCTTCGCGCACTTCAAGCACCTCACCCGGTGCCAGGTGCGCCGCGCACGCCTCGCCCAGGTACGCGCCGAAGCTAGTCATAGGCGCAGGGACCGAAGCCACCAGGCACATGACCATGCGCCCACTGGAACTCGGAGTTCGCGCTCGCCTGGCTGTCCGACCCGTGCACCGCGTTGTGCATCATCGGGCCGTCTTTGGAACCAAACCGGCCACGGATCGTCTCCGGCGCCGCCTTCTTCGGGTCGGTGGCGCCGATGAGCTGGCGCCACTTCTCCACCGCGTTCTCGCCTTCCAGCGTGACGAGGTACAGCGGGCCGCTCGCCATGAACAGGCACAGCGACGGAAAGAACGACTTGCCGGCGTGTTGCGAGTAGAGCGCGGCGAAGGCTCCGTCGTGAAGCATCACGCGAGCGAGGTCCGCGATGGCGAAGTTGCGCTCCATGATCGTGATGATCTCCCCAACGCAGCCCGCTCGCACTGCGTCCGGCTTGATCATCGCGAACGTGATCTCGTTCTTGGGTACGACGACGTGTTCCTTCATCCCTGTTCCTCCGTCGCGCATAGACCGAAGCGCCGCTTCTGTCCGCGACAGTCCTTCGCACACCTTGCACCGGTAACCACCTGCATGTGCCGGGTCCGGCTCCATCTGATGAGGGCCACCGGTTGTACACCACTCGTTCACACGCTCTGTCATGCCTGTTCTGTTTCTTCGATAGCGCGCCGGAGAAGACCGCTGACGTGCGCGACGCGCGTCTCGGCGCAGTTGCACGACGACGATAGCGTATCTTCGAGCCCGCACCTGGGGTTCATCGCATCGTGGCCGTTGTAGAGCTTTTTCTCGGCCGCGACGACGCTGCCTATGAGCTTCGCAAGCTTCCGCTGGACGACATCGCGCTCATGCGTCGCGATGTCCCGTTCCGCCGCCATGATCGAACCCGCGACGATCGCGACGACCTGATCGTCCCTGGCCGACTCTGCCTTCTGTAGCCGCGTGACTTCGGCGCGAGCCGCGTCCATCCCGGAGAGCGCCGAACGAAGCGCGTCCTCCAACCCCGGGCCGTACACAGCCTCGAGCCCACGTTCCCGGTAGGCATCGAGCTTGCGCAGCGCCTCCCGAGCCTCGGCCTCCCATTCCTCGGTCTTCTCCATCGTCTTCACCTCACGCGACTCGCTCGCAATCATTCGTCCCGCTCGCACGAGCAGCCGCGATCGTTGGACCCGCAGTGTCGGCAGAACTGCGCCATCACGTACAGCCGTTCGTCATTCGACAACATTCTCATGCCGCGCAGCGCAGCCGTCACTCTCTGCGGACGAGCACGAACCACGTTCCCGCTCTTGTTCCTGATCTCGATCGCGTAACGCCTGGCGAGATTGCAGACCGTCTCGTAGACGAATCCAAGCTCACGGGCGATCTCTCGACGTGTCTTCCCTTCTTCGGCGAGACGCCTGATGTCGGCTATGGACTGCGACGGCAGCTTGCCCGGCACTCCCGACACTCGAATCGTCACGCCGTTCGCCACGAGCAGCGCTCTGACCCGCTTCGCATCGAGGCGCATTCTGTCCGCGATCTTGTCGAGCGATTCGCCACCGACGTACGCATCTACGATCTCGCCCGTGCGGCGCTCTATCTGCGCCTTCATCCGCTCGACGTCGCTCATCATAGCCGCGCGATCGCTCGCACGAGGTTCCGGCGTGCCTGCTCTTCGAACCGCTCGTACATGACGGGCGTCCAGAAGATAAACTTCCGTTGGGCGAACTCTTGAAGGATGCGTCGCCGTCCATTGCGGAACGCGTCCTTCTCCACGAACGCGTACTCGTGCCGGATCTGCTCTTCGTACTTCTCGAACGTCGCCTCGTCGGCGCCGAGGATCGAGAGATCGATGTCGAGCACGAGCTGCTCGTCCGCCGTCTCGGCTTTCCCGTGTGACTCCGTCGCGAGGATCATCCTCGCGATGCGCATGTGCGCCTCGCCGGCCGCTCCCATCTTCGACAGATCTCGACGTGCGAGATCGGCGCTGCTCAGCTCGTTGTCGCGATGCCCGGGGCGATAGACCGCATCGTGATAGAGCAACGCCGCCATCACCTCGGCCGGCCGCTCTGCGTGCGCGTGTCCGATGCCGTCGAACAACGCGAGACACGCGTCGATGTGCGCCACCGTGTGGTAGTAGCGATGCAGCTCGTTGTACCTGTTGACGAGGTTCTCGAGCGCGACCTCGTCGCACCCGATACCGAGCCCGAAGCACATCTCACGGAAGTGCGACGCGATCGTCATGCGAGCCAGACGGTGGTCTTCGCGTGCTCGATGAAGTCGGCCGGCGGCTTCACGCTGTGCATCGTGATGTAGTGCGCGAGCCCCTCCGGCCACACGTACGTGCCGTCGGTGAAGTCGCGACTGCCGGTCGAGACACCGCACACACGACAGGCGGACGGGCCCTTGTACTGCGCGTGCACCTTGCCGTGCTGCAAGTGGTTGAGCACCGTGATCCGCTCTCGGTACTGCCACGACGGGTCCACCGTCGTTTCGACACGCGGGTACTTGTCGTTCTCGGGACCGTTGCCTGCCCAGAACCCGACCTCGCGCAGCCCCTTGTTGTGCGCGTAGCTCATCGCTGCTGCGCTCGCTTCTCCGTCTGCCGGATGTACATCGCGACAGCGTTCTCGATGGCTGCCTCGCTTGATCCGGCGTCTCGCCTTGCGAGTAGATGTCGAGAGCCGGACACCACGACACCCAGAGCCCGAGCACATCGGCGCTCTGCCAGACACGTGCCTCTAGCTGCACTTCCATGACCCGCGTGATCGCCATCAGCGCGCTCCCTTCTCCACGAGTTGCTCCGTGATCTCCTCGTCGCGCTTGCGCCAGTACGCTTCGGCGCGCCGCACCAGTTCCACGACGTCGATCTCGAGCGCCTCGGCCATCATCTCCGCGTGCGCCGCCGGCATGGTCTGGCTCGATTCGCCGCTGCCCGGCTGGTGCCAGATCGCCGAAGCTGCCGCGGACTTCTGCCACACGCCGTCGCCGAGCGCGTGTTGTACGTAGAGCCGCATGCGGCCCCGGCTCAGCGCCGGTGACTCGGCGACAATGTCGACCTCGGTCCGCTCGCGGTAGATCGTGAGGCTCACGATTCCTCCCGACCGAGCACGGCGCTGTCGACGGCGATCCCGTCCTCGACCAGGATCCCGCTGATCTGCATCCCAACGAACTTCACGTCGTTCTGCGTCGCCGTCATACGGGCAACCGCCACGATCGGCTCCGATGTCCAGATTCGCTCCGAACTGAAATCCCGAATCTCGCGACCGCCCACGCTGACCAACCACTGAAACCCACCAGACGGAGCCACTGCGACGCCATCTGCATGCACGACGAAGAACGAGATGTCCTTGATGACGATCGCGTGCCCCATCGCCTCGATCGTAGCGATCGGAATGCTTGCGGATCCCTCCGAGCACTTTGCGAAGTACGTTCGTCTGAACATGATCGTCACGCCGACCTCGACGGTGGCATGGACACCGTGACGCTCTCCGGCCCCGACACCACCGGCGCGCATCCTCGGAAGAGCGCGCCCGACCGGTTGATGATCGACGCGAGCGGCGGCAGCTCGATGACTTCCACACGCGAGCGCTCGACCAGGAGGTCCGGGTTCGTACGCGCACGGTGCTTCTCGGGGAGCGCAGCGATCTCTTCGGCCGTGAACGGCTCCGACGTAGTAACACGGCGCACGTACGTGCCGCGCTTGAACGCCGCCGGGTACTCGCTCCAGTTGATGCCGTGCTCTTGGAAGAGCATCTCCTGCATCTCCTTGCCGTTCTTGCCCTGTAGCCGCGCGTGCGAGAACTTCGACTGCGCCGCCATCGAGATCGAGTTCTTCGTCGCGTCCCACTCGCGCCACATGACGCAGTTGGCTGCTTCTTCCAAGCTCGGCACGTTCCAGACGCGGCAGTCGAACGTCGGGCACTCGCCGGCCTTCACCGCAAGCGCGCTGTCTCGAAGGAGCGCGTTGAAGTGCACGGACGCGAACGCGGCGAGCGCCGACGTCATCTTCTGGATGCGGCCGTCGAAGTACGTCTGCGATTCCGGGTCGTCCGTGTACATGACGAGCGTGATCTCGTCCGACTGCGTGTACCCTAGGCGCGCATTGCACTCGCGGACCAGGAGCGCGGTCAGCTCGCGCATCAGCTGCATCAGGTGCAAGTCGTACGGGCGCGGCAGGTCACGCGTGAACGTGTGGAAGTTCCGCCCGTCGAGACGAGCGATTACCGGAAGGAGCGGCATCAGCCGGCGCTGCGCCTCCACGCCCTCGTACATCTTCATGCGATCGCCGAGGTCCACGGCCGACACGTACTACGTGTCGGACAGGTTGTCAATCGCGACCTCTGACGCGTCCTCGTCGCCATCCTTCTGCCGCGCGGCGAGCACGGACTCGGCCAGCCGGCGGATGCCGTCCTCCGGAGCCGCGCCGACCTGCTCAGTCAGCTCGGCTTCGGGATCGCGGACGCCCTCGATCTGCGCCTTCTTGAGCCCCAGCACGTCGGCGATGACGGGATCGGACCCCTCGTCGGCGATCAAGAAGTACGCAGCCACGGGATCCGTCTGCCCGTCGCGGAACGCGCGTCCGATGCACTGCTCCATGACGCCTGGCGACCAGTCCAGCTCGCCGAACACGACCGTGCGGCACGACTTCTGAATCCCGTCGATCCCTTGTCCTGCGCGCAAGCTCATGATGAGCACCTGCGCGTCACCTTCGATGAACGCTTTCAGCGCCTGGTCCTTCTGCGCGACACTCTCCTGGCCCGTGTAGAGCACCGAGCGCGTGTCCTCCGCGAACCGCTCCATCCACACGCTGTACACAGCGTGATGCCATCCGTAGAGCAGCACCTTCTCGCCCGCCTCGACGAGCATCTTGACGAACTCGGCGACGTAGGGCGCCTTCGCGATCCCCGTCGCCTGCCGCATCTTCCAGTCCAGCTCGCCGCCGGCCTTCATGCGGTCGAACGACGTTCCCGAGCGCGCGACGATCATCTTCGCGAGCGCCATCACGCCGCTCTTCGCGTCGTCGAGCGCCTTCGTGTCCGAGTCGACGTAGTGCGAGATCTTGGAGAGCCGGGGCAGTTCGCGTCCGGCGTCACGACGCGTACGCCGGATCATCAGCCCCGCGTCTCGCACGAACGCACCGAACGCCTTCGGGTCGTCGATCCGTCCACGCCCGTTCTGATCAAGCACGCCGCGGCACCACTCGCGCACGAACTCGCTCTTCGAGCCTAGCGAGTCGGGCTGGATGACTGAGAGCACGTTGTAGAACTCCGAGCCGTAGCCGTAGATCGGCGTCGCGCTCAGCCCCATGCGGTACTTCGCACCAGTCGCGATGTGCTGCGCCGCTTCGTACTTCGCCGACGCGTCTCGACGCAGCTCCTGCGCTTCGTCGAACACGACCGCCTTCATCACGCCGCCGAGCGACTGCGCCCACCCGTTGAGCTTGTGGTAGTTCACGATCAGCACGTCCGGGAACTTGCCCGCCTTGTTCCTGACGTCGTACGGCGAGCCCTTCTTGATGATGTGCGTTCGGAGCGACGGCGCGAACTTCTTGATCTCGCGATCCCACTGCTTCGGCAGGTGGGTCAGCGTCACGACGAGCGCCGGCCGTGTCCGCTTGTCGGTGAGCATGCAGATCGCCGTCACGGTCTTGCCCAGGCCGAGGTCGTCAGCCACGAGCAGCCCGCCCATCCGCAGCGCCAGGTCGGCGGCGACCTTCTGGTACTCGCGCGGCGGCAGGGCCAACTCGAAGTCGCGCGGCTCGAGCTTGCCGGTAAGGATCCCGTCGAAGACGCGCGAGCGCTCGTCGTAGAGGCGCGAGCCCTCGGCCAGTCGCGCCCAGTCGCGCGCGGTGATCACGAGCGGGTAGCGATCCAAGATCCAGAAGAGGTCCCGCCGCACCTCGTCCGAGTCCTTGATCGTCACGACGCCTACGCGCTCGGCGGCGACGCGCGGGAAGAGCCGCTTCACGCGGATCAGCACATGCGGCTCGGCTTTCAGCCGCCACGTTCCGCTCTCTTCGGCGAGAGCCAACTCCCCGTAGAGACGCTTCGCTGTCACGAGTCAGAAGGCGCTGTCGAAGAGATGGACGACCACGATCTTCTTTCCCTCCAACTCGGTGGGAAGGTCGCGATGCGTCGACCGAGTCGTCACGACGATGAGCGAGGTCACGCGCTCTTGCTTCAAGTACCGGAGCACCTGGTAGCCCAGCTCAGACACGCTGCCGCCCATCTTCACTTCGATCCCGATACCACCGTCGAGAAGAAAGTCGATGCGCGAGGCCTTGGACAGCACCACCTCGCGCTCGAAGGCGACGCCGTAGGACGAGAGCAGCGTCGCGATCCCGCGCTGCAAGTCGTCCTCCGACGAGTAGCGGAACCGGGTGCCGCGCAGGAGCTTGACGACGTCGTCTATCACGTGCCTCCGTCCTTCCACGGAACGGGACCGCTCGGCGACAGCAGCTCGCCATGACGCTCCTCTTCGAACGGCACCACGCGCACGAGCTTCGTCCACACCAGGTCGCCGCAGTATCGTCCCCTCGTGGCCTTCTCGGACGGCTCACGCTTCCGGGTCAGCGTCCACATCTGGATGACGTCCTGGACGTTGTGCGCCCGGAACCGCTCGGCGAAGTACTGCTGGTGGGTGCGCGGGGTAGCCATCGATCCGTAGTCAGTCACCTGAGTCCAGATCGCGACGTACTCGCGCACCGGTGTCGCAAGCGCGGCAGCACGGAGAGCCTCGACCAGCTCTTCGACGGACGCGGCCATGCTACGACCGCTTCTTCTTCCGGCGCAGCGGCGTCAGCACCTCTGCGACGAGCGCTGCGCACGACGGGCACACGATGCGCGTCTCGTGGCTACCGATGACGCTAGTACCAGCCTTGTCCTTCTTGGACGTGGTCGTTTCTACCCGCATCCAGCGAGGCGGAGGAATGGTGGTGAGAGGCCCTGCTGCCTCCATCTGCATCGCCTCGCCGCACCGATCGCAGGTGCACTCCGTGTACGTGTTGATGCTCATGCTCTCGTCCTCCGGGGCATCCACTGCGCTTCCCGCTCGCGGACGCGCCAGTGATTCTCCCTAACCTCTTCGGCATGCGCCGCGCACGCGTGGAACTTCTCGTCGTCTTCCTCGCGTGCACAACGCGAACAGCCGCACGTGTACGCTGCCTGCGCCGGACAGGCGTCGCACTTGCGTTCGAAGAAACGACGATTTAGGCGCGCGTCGAGTTCCGTGTAGAGCGTCACGGGATCGCAGCACGAAAGCCCGCTCATCTGCCCGTCGTTCAGCTCGACGACCATCCAGCCACCCTCGGCTTTCTCTGCAACGTCGACGACGTAGAAGCGGGCCTTGTCGCCGATGCGCGCAATCACTTCGTCGAGAACAGGGCCGCGTCCAGGAAGCACGGGCAGAAGGCCGCGGTCGAGAAGGTCGCCAACGTGCTCCGCCCAGTAGAAGCCGCCCGTCAAGATCTCGCCGTCGCACACGAAGAATCGGTACTCGTGCGAGATCGGGATCCCACCGATGCCCTCGCCGAAGGACCGCAGCGGCACATACGGCCGAGCGTAGATCGTCTGGTCTTGCAGAAGCCCGTCCTCCACGAGCCGGCTGCGCACCGCGATCGCTTCGGCCTTGCCCTGCGCGAACATGTGCGTGCGCCAGCGCCCCTTGCGGGAGTTCGTCTCGCCCTTGACGACGTACGCCTGATCCTCCAGCAGCGTCTCGAACCGGTCGATCGCCGGAGGCGTCAGCCCTTCGAGGTCGCGCGACCACTGCGAGATGTCGGCGATGTAGCGATGCTGCGCGAGGTTGTTGATGAGCGCCCCGCCCGACAGCCGCACATCGGCGTCCAGCTCCTCGTAGTACGGCAGCACCGAGTAGCGGCCGATGACGAGATCGCCCGGACGGACCTGCGTGCGCGACGACAGCACGCGGTCCGCCCCAAAGACCGCGAACATCGCGCGAACCTCGGCCTCTTCCGCGAGGGACGAGCGCTGCAGGATTACCGAGCGCATGACCTAGACGTGGACCTCGGACGTCGAGCGTTCGAGGTCGAAGTGCTTCTCGATGAAGTCGATCACGACCTGCGGATCGATGTCGCGCGAGAAGACGATGTTCGGGCCGTGCCCGTCGAGCATCACCGCGCCGAGCGGCAGCGTCGCTCCGCCGACGAGACGGATCCCGGCCGCCGCGTTCTGCCCGCACTCGTGCGAGCCGCACTCGAAGAGACGCTGCGACCGCACGCTCAGCTCCTTCTCAGCACCGGGGCGCACCGGGCAGTGGAAGTGCACGATGCAGTCGAGCCCCGGATGGTCACGAAAGATGGCTCGCTGTGACTGGCCGCCGACCGACGGCTTCGCTCCGTAGGCGATGACCTCGTCGTCACCCTTCGGCTCGATCACCACGAGCCCCGTCGTGTCCAGCTCGTTGAAGTTCGAGCGACGGATACTCGTCGCGATCTTCCCGTCCCCCATCTTGAACGCGAAGTGCCCGACCGTCTTCCCCATGAACGGCTTGTACGCTCCGCGCTCGATGCAGTGGTCCACGACGGTCCGAAGCGACGCCGGCACCGAGCTGCCACGCCAGTCCATCGGGCTGCCCTCCACGACCGTGGACCGCGTGAAGCGCAGCGCCGACCGCGCGACGGTCATCTCGACCAACTCGCGCAGCGCAGCGCCACGGTCCTTCGTCGCGCTGTACGGCGCCTCTTCGGGCGTGACGATCATGTTCAGACGCGTGTGGACGTCGTTCGCGAGCACGAGGTTGCACGAGGCGCCCTTGAGCAGCCTGAGCCCCGCCCGGAACTGCTCCTGCGGCGCGAGCCCCGACGTCGTCTTGAAGCCGACGAGGAAGATGTCCTTCCGCTCCTTGCGGATGCGTCCGATGAGCTTGTCGGCCGGCGTGAGGCGAAGATCGTGCTTCCCCAGATCCGTCTTCAGTCGGAGCTGGTCCTTGCCCGACGGCTGCACCGAGCCATCGGCGGCGACGACGCCTGCCGTCCAGTCGCAGAGCGCGACGCTCATGAAGATCACGTGGCGCGCGTCACGATCCTCGTCGTCGAGCAGATCGCTGATGATGTTGCGGTTGATCGAGTCCCAGACGTCCTCGTTCGTCTCGAGGCTGCTACCGGACGACGCCATCTTCGTCAGGTAGAGGTGGGCGATGTCACGGTTGCTCTTCCTCGCGATCATGTCGTCGATGACGAGCCGCTCGATCTGCCGTGCCGTGTGCCCGTAGGCCGGCGCGGAAATCGCGAGATGAGGCCGCACGTGGAACACCGTGCCGCCGCCGTAGATGTGGAAGATGCGTTTCATGTGATCTCCTTGATCGTGGGCATCACGCCGCTCTCCGAGCCTCGATGCGAACACGGAGAGCGGCGAGCGCGTCGAGCACCTTCCGAAACTGCCGCTCCTTGCATCGGGAGAAAACGTGATCGTCGTCGAAGGAGTCGACGAAGACGTGCGTGGCACCGCGTGCCGCGGCCTTCATGTACTCGACGGCACGCTCATAGAGCTTCGCGGCGCGGTGTTCGTCGTTCTCCCAGGTGACGTACGTACGATGGAACTCGTCGAGCCGCCGCAGCTCAGCGCCGCGCTTCGCCCACTTCGCCTCGATGTGAAGACGGTACTCCGTCGCGGCACGGTATGCAGCGACCGCATCCGTCAAGAGATCCGTGTCGAGCGGAGGCAGGCGCGTCATTCTTGCGAGTCCCGATGCTGCTGTTGCCGCTTGATGTCGATGCCGATCGCGTCGCCGATGATGCGCAGGAACGGCCACGGGCCGTGCGGACATCCTGCGTAGACCTCACCAGCGAGGAAAATGTCGCGGCACACCGGGCACACGATGCACGGTACGAGCGGAACGTTCCGGCCTTCACGAAACACGATGCAGTCAGCGTTCAGACGCAACACGGAGCCGCAGAAACAGGTAAACGTGACGTCCGGGATCGGGCCGAGCCCATTTCGTGCGTCACTCACCACGACCGGAGAAGGCTCGCGGAGCAGCCATCGTTTCAGCGTGCGGAGCATCGTCATCCGAAGTTCTCCTCCGTGACATCGACCGGCACCTTGAACTGCTTGAAGAGCCACGTGCAGCACAGCTCGCACAGCCGGAACTGGTAACGCGCCATATCGTTCAGCACCGGGCTGCTGTAGCCACCCGTCACCTCACCTCTGAGCCCGTAGGGCCCGAACGCGTTCTCCGGCACGCAGCTCCCGCCGCAGCGGTTACAGGTGACGTCCGTCGTCACCTTCCCCGTGCCCTTGCACGTGTTGCACGCCTTAGTGGTGACGACCCTGCGCTTCTTGGGCGTTCGCATCAGAGCGGACGCTACTTCCTGTCCGACACCATGTCAAGCTCGTGCTACTCACCGTACTCGTGCGCGGGCGAGCTGCCGACGACCTGGCACGCGACGGCGCCTTGCTCGACGACGGCGATGCAGTCGAGACGACCACAGGGGCAGGGCTTGGACGCTCCCGCGTCACGCGACGAGAGCGCGAGGATAGTGCGTTCACACTTGCTGCTGCGCCAATACTTCGGTCCGCCCGGCATCGAGTCAGCCCTGTGCGCCGCGCCGCAGGCGGCAAGACAGGCGGTGAGCAGAGCAATGTGGATCCTCACCAGCCAAGGCTAGCTGCTCCGCGAGGGGCCGCCGTCACAGGTACGTAAGATCTGCCGCCGCTGATTGGCCTCCGGTAGCGCGCCGTCCGTGAGAACACATCGGCGTTCCGCCGGCCACGCCGGCGGCTCGCCTAACCCAGACCCGTCAGCTCGCCGTCCGTATCTCCGTCAGCGCCACGTAGTGGTCTCGCGTTGGCTGGAGCCGGAGCTGCCTGGGCCCCTGTCACGACTCCGTCAGCGCTGGTCAACGTGGATGAGGTCGTTGTGGCACCGCACGGGAGAACGAGTGGGCGCGTCGGCATCGGAAGCCTTGAAGTTGGCACCGCGTCAGCGCGGATGCAGACGACGTGCGGGCTTGAACACCCGTGTCTCAATCGACTCAGACGCACGGCAGCGGTACCTGATCTGACCCACGCCGGCTACCTCGGCCGGGCCAGCCGGAGCAACGGATTCAAAAGGGGTGTCTCGCGGATCCGCGTCTCCAAATTTCCCAAGAAGATGCTCCGCCGCAGCGGTAACATGAATGGTTTGTGCAAAACGCGCGATCTGCCGCAGCTCGCGCTCTCTGGGAAGACTACCGTGCGAACACGGATACGGCGTGACAGCGACACGGAGTCGACCAGACCCCTTGCCGAACACCTCCCAGGCGTTCTCCAGCAAGGCCGTCTTGCTGCCGTGATGCCCTGCCTTTACTATGTCGCACGAGAGATCAATCCCGAGCCGGAGAATGGCCCCCCAACCCGTCTGGCCCCTGGGCACGTCACTCATGAGTACCGCCCGAGCCACGCCGCTATCAAATAGCATCGCGGCCGCGCACCGATTCTCGTCAAAGCGCGTCTTCTCGTCGCCCTTGATTGCCTTATTCATAGCAATACTGGCTGCGAGGCCCTGGCTGGCCACGGGAGAGAGCACCTTCAAGCTCCAACCAGCCTGGCTCGGGGGAAGGTGAACCAAAGCAGACAGCAGAACCGCCGGCATTCCGTGCGACTTCTTCGAATCAAGGAAGCTAATCACGTCGAATACGTCGCTGGTTGTCCGTGCGGTCTCTTGTCCGCCTGAGCGAGCGACCAGCATGGCCTCAACGTCCTCTCGCATGATGATCCAGGGGAGTCCCACCGTGAAGCCCGGCCGCCAGTACCGACGCAACAGGTCACCGGCACCAGCAGTGTGATCTTCGTGCCAGTGCGTCAGGAGCAGGCCGTACACGTTGGCTGGGGACACACCGATCTTGTCGAAGTACCATTCCGCAACAGGCCTAGGGGTGCCGCCGTCCAGTACCCGGTGAGAGTCGATGACGATCCATTCGTCTGCATCCGCCGGCTTCAGAACGATGCACTCGCCCTTGCCCGGTCCGAATACCGACACCTCGAGTTGATCTCGCCCGGGGGGCTGGAACTGCTCATTCACCAGAACCCGCTCCGAGCAGCTCGTTGATCTTGCGGGAGAGCACCTGCACTCCCGCATCGATCGCCGCCGCGGGCAGCTTCCATTGAGAGGGTCGCAGAAAGCGCACCGAATATTTGGGATTCCCGCGCGCGTGTACGGCGACACGCACCGGCGCACCGGCTTCAGCAAACTCCCGTTCAGTCTCGGGGATCTTGTCGAACGGAATGAACACAGCTCGGCTCGATCCATCGCGACTGGTAACGATGGCCTGCAGTCCACTCTCGTCGATCCAATCGACAAATCCGGAATAGTATTCGATCAAACCCTCTGTACTCCGCAGTTCATGCTGAGTCCCCCGCAGCCTGCGAGGCGCGCTTCTACTGTCGAGCGCATGGTGAGACTCTTGCTCAGGAAGCAGCGTGCTCTTCTCGGCGGGTGTTCGCGGAGACACAGCATCCGGGCGCTTCTTCAAGACGTCAGCGGACATCACGGGGGAATCCTGCTGAACGTTCATCACTGACTGCTGTGTCTGAATCACCTGGGTCATCGGGCAGGCCCCTCCACGATCGCGTCACGCACGGTACGCGACCGTTCGAAAATAGCGTCCCACCTGTCGAATACTCGCTTCGACAGCTGGTCAGTGGTTCGCATTTCGGAGATTTCGTAATTTTGGTTGATGTAGACGCCTTCGGGCAGGAACACACTTTGCTCAAGTCTTACGACGACGCCAAAATCATCCCACTGCGCGCGCACGACCGCACCAATCTTCGCGTTCGTTCCAACGACGCCCAGAAGCTGCTCGGAGGGCAGCCACGACCTAATTAGGTCGACGACATCGGTCCCCTGCTTACAGGCCACATGCTCTATGATATTGACGCCCGCCGTAGTGACCGGAGTGTGCGAGAGAAGCTTGAACACTGAAGCGGCGATAGCTCCGATGTCGGTAAACCAATCCTCGCTCGAAGTGGAGAGCATCCAGCGACTATCATCCACGCTCAGCTTGAGCGAACGAAAATTGATAAGCGAGAGCCGCAGACACCGCTCCGTGATGTCCACGAGCGACCGCGGGCACGCGATGCCTCGGGCCGTCCTCAAGCGTACGGTGCCTCCAGAAGAAGTTCACGAGGCAGTTGGGCTCGTTGCACTCCGGCATGTTGCAGTCGGCCGGGTTGTCGGGATGCGAGTGCAGCGGTAGGTGGCACGTCGGATGGTCGGCCTTGGGAAGAAACTCGCACGCCACGTGACGCGAGAGAGGCAGAAAGCACGACGGGCCGCAGGAGTAAAGACGGATCCACCCATGACGTCGCGCGTTCGCGGCGTCGGATGAACGGTTGCCTTCTTCGTCAGGATCGCAGGTGGTCGGGCGACCAGGTCCGTTCTCGTAGTTGGTGACCCAGCGCTCGGCGCGGTCGATCTGCCGCACGCGGATGATGTTGCGCTCGTGCACGATGTCGCGGCGTCGCTCGGCCACGAACGGGAGCGTTCCGGGAAGGATGGGCTTGAAGATCGCGGAGTAGTTCATGGCGCCGCGCGCGATCGTGCTCCCGTGCTTCTCGAAGACACGCAGGACGAACTGGTAATCCGCGTCGTGGCTGTCCGACTCTCCGACGAGCCCCTTCGCCGGAATGCGCTGCGGACTCTCCGCGTACGCACGACTGCATTCGCTGTAGAACGCGGTCACGGCGACGAGCACGGTGAAGATCACCACCGCGTAGGCGAAGATGTTGACGGACACTGAGACGACTTGCTTGATCCGTTCCATGAACGTCATGTTAGACGATCACGAGCGCGCTGCCATGAGCCCCGCGGACCGACACGTGCACTCGATGTTGTCGGCGATCAGCGACGACGCGATGTTCTGCACGAGCGCGTAGAGATCGATGAAGCTGTCGTCCGGATTGCCCGGTCCTGAGTACGCGTCGGCGAAGCCTGCGCCCTCGCGACCGTTCTTCCGAACGTTCCACGCGGCGACCTCCGGGATGTCGAAGAGCAACGCTTCGAGCCACGGATGCAGCACGCTGCGCCGAGGTTGGAGTTGGATGAACGGCGTGTGGTGGTACGGCGGCGCAAGACGCTCGAGGAGCGGGCTCGCGTAGAAGCGCTTCGTGACCTCTGCGAGCGCCTTGTCGAGACCCTCGGGGCCGGTCTCGTACGGGCTCTGCTGCACGGCCCAGCGGGCGACGTGCCCGCGCAAGCTCTTGATCATCACGACTACCAGCTTCGGCTCCATGGTCTCCTCCTACTTGATCGTCTCGTCTACCATGCGTGGACACGCACGAAGCGAAGCCGTTCGTCGTCGCCCGTGCTCAGCTCCGGCACCGGGCCGGCGAACTCCTTGAGCGTCCGATGCCGCATGCGGGGCGCGCCTGAGTTGACGCCTTGGACGCTTTCGTAGATCACCAGCTCCTCGCCGATGTCATCGTTCCGCGAGATGCCGTAGACGAAATAAATTCCGCCCCTGTAGTGGCGGTAGAAGCCACGCGTGATCGCCTGGATCATTTCTTCGGCTCCGTTTCGAGGTTCGAGATCTCGCGCGCGAGATAGAATGCCGCCTTCCTCAAGTCCTGCAGCAGGCTCGCTCCGGGCTTCTTCCCGGCCCGCGAGATGTACTTCACCGTATTGCCGAGATTGAAGCCCAGCTTCCAAGCCTCTATGACTTTTATCGCCTCGAAAGGATCGTCCTTCCCACCGTAGTGCGCCGGGTGGTTGACTGCCTCGCGCTTCTTCGAGGCGTCGTCATCGACCACGCTAGAGCTGAACTTCTGACAGGGGCAAGGTACCGCGCCCCGCGTATCGCGCGACGCGGTGCAACCGTTCTCGCCGTGCACGTGCGACTTGCGGTAGTGCCCGCACGTGCAGGGCTCGTATGAAGAGTGACCATCCACCGTCACGTTCAGCTCGAACTTCCGGCAAGCACACTGGGCGCTCCCGTGCGTAGACCCTGCGTCGCACGCGTGTCGAAGCGTGCCGGTCACGTGGAACTTGCGGAAGTGGCCGCACGTGCAGGAGTCGTTCTCGTGTTCCGTCATCGCTCAGTCCCCGTCCGGCACGAGACCGCTCAGCGGCCCGCGCCGAAGCTTCGCGCCGAGGCGTTCCATCTCGGCGATCGTCTCGGCGGTGACCACGCCGCGGAGCGCGTTCACGGCCGTCGTGAGCGCTTCTGCGCATTGGCGCGCCTCTGTGCGCGTGAACGTCGCGGCGTAGAGGGTGTGCTCCTCGAAGACCTCCCACGACTTGGGCCAGAGCCGGCGCAAGATCTTCGCGATCTCCTGCGCGTACACGCGGCATTCGAGCTGCACGTCCGTACGCAGGCGCAGGTTCGAGAACTTGAGCCACGAGAGAAGCGAGCCCTTGAGGCGCAGCTTCGTGTACTGGTTGAGCGGCAGCGCGACGCGTGCGATCTCCGACGACACGCCACTCGCGATCATCTCTTCGTAGTCGGCGCGGGCCTGGCGAACACCGACCTTGAGAAGGCCCTGCATCTTCTCTTGGACGTCGCGCTCGAGGCTTCCCTCGCTCCCCTGCTTGTTCGCGACGCCCTTCTTCTGAATCCGTTCGACCGGAGGGACGAAGAAGAGGTCCGGCATCGTCGCGTAGCGCCCGCTGAACTCGTTGCGCGACATGAACTGCCGCGCGTTCTCGTCCTGGCTCTCGATCACCGTGCCGTCGTAGTCGACGGTGCGGTGGCGATCGATCTGCCGCAGCACGAAGATGGGGCACTGGATCTCGACGACCAGATCGCACATCTCGAACGGTGAAACGTGATGATCACGCCAGAGGCGCGTGCGGAGCGCGTCGTCCTTCGCAACGTCCACGCCCGTCTCCTTGCCGGTGGACATGCGCGCCGCTTCGAGCGGAGAGAGATCGTCGCCCAGGTGGTCGATGTACTGCACGTAGCCGTGGTCGAGCACCGGTCGCTTCGCGTTCAGTTCGGTCACGTCGTCTCCTTCTTTCGGTCGGGGTACAGGACGTCGATCAGTCGATCTCCCAGCTCGCTTCGCACACGCTGCTCTACCGCCCACGAGGAGCCGTTCGCCACGTGTTCCGTAACAGCGAGAACCCCACGCACCATGCGGATCGCATCGACGATCGCCCGCACGTCGTCGTCCCGATACTCCTTGTCTAGTGCCACGGTGAGATGCGTAATTCGATCGGTCACGTCGGCTCCCTGTCTCTTCGAAACTCGAAGAGCAACACGGCTTGTCTCTGCGGGTTGTTCATCGCGTCGTAACAACGATCAAGCTCGCCGAAGGTAAGATGACGGCCCGGGCACTCCGGCAGCAACGAGCCTTCTGCCCCGCCACACACGTCGCACGACGCGAGACCTCCGATGCAGATCTTGCAGTCCGTGTCCACGCACGAGTGATAGCTGTGCGCGGTCACGTGTGACCGTTCCCCTGGTCCCTGGTGCACTTGAGCACCCTCTCCTTACACGTCGGGCACGTGGCGCCGTCGTCACGCACGACGTCGCTGATCGCGTGAGAGGACGAGTGCCCGTGCGCGCATTTGACGTTGATCGATACGGTCCAGCGCTTGATCTCTTCGAGCAACGCCTGCGCGTTGCGATAGTTCTGCCCCGCCATGACGGAGTTGCGCATCGCGATGATCACGAACGCAAGCGATGCTGCGCACGCGAGCCACCATCCGAACGGTCCGAACCAGTTGGTCACGACGCGCTCTCCCGCGCCGCGAGCATCGCGTCTGCGTAGGCGTACGCCCTCTTCGCGTAGGCCCCCGGCTCCGCAGACCAGCCCCCATCCGCGCCCATCGCCAGAAGCCCAGTCAGCGCTGCCATCGCGAACTCGTCGCGCAACGTCTTCACCGGCTCGGTTTTGATCTTGAAGGCGGCGGTCGCTTTCTTTTTCTTCGGCATCTTCTTCGGCATCAGAACTCCACGAGCTTGGTGTTGGCAGCGAGGTACAGCGGGTGCTTCGGATGGCCGTCTTTCGTCGTTCCGAGACAGCGGATCGGCTTCTTCGTCGCTCGCGCGAGCGCCGCGACGTCCGGGGCGCGGCCCTTGTCGACCTCGGCCGTCTTCGTGCCCCAGGCGCAGACGACCAAGTCCGCCAGCGACAGGATGCTCCGTGTGTAGTCGTCGTTCTCAGGGCCGACGGGATCTTTGGTCTTCAGCAGCTCCTTCGGGTCGGTCGCTCGGAACGCGTAGAGGTTCAGGATGTAGAGCTGGCGGTAGCCCCACTCGCGCGAGAAGCCGATGCACCGGCGGATCGTGGGATCGTCTTCCGTCGCCGTAGCGGTACTTGGGTTGAGCATGATCCACACGACGATGCCGGAGCCGCCCTTGAACTCACGGACGAGCGTGTAGCGGTAGCGCTCGTCGGCACTGAACGCCGCGGTGCCGTTGGGCCACGTCGTCATCGACGCCTCCGCCGCTTCGAGAGTGCCACCACCTTCGGGCCGTCCTCGGAGTGTTTCGGACAGAGGTGCGCATCGCTGCTGAGCGATCGCCAGCCCGGCGGAAGGGTCGGTCGCATCTTGCCGCCGAGTCCGATCTGGATCTCGATCTTCGCGTGCGTCGGCCGCACACACTTGTCGCACCAGATCGTGCCGCCGAACCAGATCGTCACGGCAGCAGTCCCTTGATCGCCTCGTCGAATAGCTTCGCGCCGATGTGATTGCGGACGCGAGCGATGTCCTCTTCCATCTTGCGGGCGCGGTCCTGCATGGTCTTGTGCGCCGCGCGAGCCGCCTCGTTCTCCTGACGGAGGCGCGCGATGTCATGCTCGAAAGCCTTCTTGTCCTTGTCGAGCTGCTCGTTCACCTTCGTGAGCCGCCCCTCGTTCACACGCTGGACCTCGGCCTGCGTTTGGAGCCCCTCGATTGACGCCCGCAGCTCGTCCACCAGCTTGTCCCTCGCCTTGCCCATCACGAAGAGCGGCTGATTGACGACGAAGCGGTCGGGCTCAGTGTTGCGGCCTTTCGAGCTGTCGTAGGAACCGCCACCACGTTCCATGAGCGCCTGCCCGCTCTCGATGACATGCAGCAGGCGGTACCCTCGAAGCGTATAGCCCTGGACGCTCTCAGCGTTCACGACGATCACTTCCGCGTAGCTGGCCAGCAGATCGACGACCTCGGTTTTCTCCATGCGCCCTCGGTCCCACGCTTACAACCTGTCGGACACGTTGTCAACTAGGGCGCGAGTATCTAGCGACGACGGCGGCGGTTCGGCGTGTTTTTCTCGGGCCACCGATGGTTCGTATACGCCGTGAAGGCGAGAGTGGCGAGCACGCCCAGCGCAAAACCCATGCCGAGAGTCCGCAATCCTCGCGACTCTGACGACTCGGGCGTCTGCCCGAGCGGCACCTGGAGCATCGTGACGCGTTCCATGCCCGCGATGGTAGCACGAGCGGCGGCGGTCCTACGCACGACGCCAGATGAAGATCGCCGAGAGGAAGAAGAGCGCGATCACGATCGCAACGGGGATGTGGTGCTCGATCGCGACGAAGAACTCGTTCATGGCGCTACGCTCCACCTCCACGCTACAAGAGGTCCGACGGGAACACAATCGGGACGGACCCTCACTTCACGCTCCTGATGAGGGTAACAAGTTCGTGCATTTCTTCCGGCGAGCTTCTACCGCGTGCCAGGTTCGCAGCGCGGCAGGCCAGGACAACGTTGCCGCGAACATATCCTCGGCTGCAGTCCAGTCGATCTAGCGTTAGGTAGTGGGTCAGTTTGAGTGGCAGAAACACGAACGCCCCGCGACCTAGGTTCGCGAGGCGTTCGAGCCGTCCTGCGTCACGGGACGACCGGCCGTTTCACCGTGGCCGTGGGACGTACGCAGCAGGAGCTGTCGGGGATTTTCCGCGGCCCGTCGCGTGATGCTCCTGCCATCGGTCCATCGACCGACCATGCGACCTTAGCAGCTCGGCCTCGTCGAGCAAGGAGCAGTTCTACCCAGGCCCGTCGTGGTAGCGTCGCCGCAGGGTGGCATCGGCGGGGAAGAAGAAGAGGAAGCAGCCGAAGCAAGCGCAGAAGAGCGCCGATCGCCCGTGGTCGGATTGGCTACTCCACCGGCTTCGAAGCGCCGCGCACGAATGGGGCATCGCGACCAAGCATCCTGTACTGGTCGGGACTGCACGCGAGCGAGCGCTGATTCGACTCGTCCAGGACGTGCTGCCCCGTCAGTACGAGGCCCTCGACGGTGCAATGGCCATCGTCGATGCGAACGGGAACCCGCGCGTCATGCGAGAGCAGTACGACCTCCTCATCGCCGACACCTTTCGACATCCGGTTCTTCTGCGCGTAGCGGGCTCTGCGATCGTGCTTCCGCAGGCGGTCAGAGTGATCGCCGAGATCAAGAGCGAGCTGACGCGCCCGTTCAAGCCTGCCGAAGCGAAGAAGCCCGGCGCGGCTCACGTTGGTGCTGCGGGCCGCGTTCCGGATGTGAGCGCATCGTCGCTCGCCGAAGCACTCTTCCAACTAGGACGGCTCGCGCCGCTCAGCGCGACCGTCGCATTCACCGCGCGCCGGATGCTCTTCGCGTACGCCGGCCCCTCAAAGCTCGATACGTTGGAGGACTGGTTCAAGGACGTCGTCGCTGCCCATGCGAACCCAACAAAGTTTGGGCTGAGCGGCGATCAGCGAGCGGCGTTTTCCGCGGCTGGAATACCAGACGTAGTCTGTGTGCTTGAGGCAGGCCTCTACGCGTGGAAGCAAGGCGCGAAGCTGATGCTGACGAAGGGGAAACCGACGGAGGTGGTCGCGCAGATTCTCGGAGACGTCCTCGCGGAGGTCCACGAGGAATCGCGGCCGGCGCCACAGAAGCAGTCCGAACTGACGGGCCCGCTGGCACTCGATCCGCCGCAAAAGGTCTCGCTCGGCGCCTTCTTACAGGACGCACTTCGGCAAGGAACTCCGCGCACGGTAGACTTGCCGGAGTAGGCGCCCATGTCGATGCTCGTCATCACGTCGAAGACAGCGGACCCGCTCCTTCAGTTCGCGAAGAGCGGGAAGACGGTGCGCGTCGCGCGCACGGCGACGTACGTGTCCGGTGGCTCGAACTACCGCAAGCGCGGCGTCCGCCTGCAGTACTGGGTCCAGACCACGCCAACCCAAACGTGGACCTACACGGAAACGTGCGAAGCCGATGCACAAGGCGTCGTGAGCTTTGCGGGCACACTGCTGGCGGCGCTCCTCTCTACCTCGAACCCCAAGATCGAGGTGGTCAACGTGAGCGGCTCTGTCTGAGCGCTCCTGGCGCCGAGGGTCAAGCTGCCCGGCGCTGGCGGCGCGAGCCCCACGGCGCCGGCACCGGCACCGGCATCATGGCGATCAAGTCCTCGATCTCCCAGACGCGGTCCGTCAGCCCAGCGGCCATCGCGGGCGTCACGCGCAGCGAGGCATGAACGCGGCAGAAGTTGTAGTACGCGAAGTGGATCGCGACCGCGTGTTCGAGGTTCGCAACCTTCTTGCTGAACGCGTTCGTGAGCCGCGTGAAGCGGCGCATCGACATGCGCATCGTTAGGTTCTGGCGCTCGACGTAGCTCGTCGAGACGTGCTCCTTCTCGGGCGCGCCAGAGATTGGCGTCATGCGGATGCCGATGCAGCTCGGCGGGCTGTACCGCGACTCGCCCTCGGGCACCTCACCGTAGAGCTTCACGAGCATCGCGTAGTCGATGTCGGCGCCGAACGCGTCCTCCACGGCGGCGAGATACGGCTTGTGACCGTCCGTGGTGAGCTGCATCCGCGTCGAGCACCGCGACGCAAGATCGACCATGAACTCGTGCGCGCACGGCGCGTCACGCGTGCCTACGTGGTACGCAGCGATCAGCTTCGTCTCTGCGTCGATGGCGGTCCACGTCCAGATGCTCCCGAAGCCGTATGTCGCCTGCATCGACGGCGGCAGGTTCTTGTCTTTGGCGTAACAAAACGACCAGATCTCGTCGCACTGGACGCGCTTGCACGTCAGGCCGCGCACGCGGTCGTCGTGCAGCGCACGGCAGACCGTCCCGAGGTCGGCGAGGAGCTTGAGCACCGTGCCCTTCGCGACGCCGGTCATGCGGCACGTCGCACGGATGCTGTTGCCCTCAACGAGGGCCGCAACGACGCGGGTACGCATGGCGGTCGAGAGAATCTTCATATGCCAGAAGGACGTTTGTACGTACAATAGACTGACGACGCCCGGACGCCTTGACGCTGCACTGCACGTACGTACAATCGGCGTACATGACGGGGAAGAAGAAGCCGGCGAGGCTGCGGAAGGACGAGCGCGTGCTGCTGCGCGTGACGGCGACGCAGAAGAGCGTCTTGCAGAAGGCGGCGGAGGCGTCCGGGCTCACGCTGTCGAGCTGGATGCTTTCGGTCGCGCTCCGCGAGGCGACCGCTAGCGCAAAACGATGACGCGCCAGCGGTGGCGCTTGCGGAGCGAAGGCAGACCGCAGACGTACGAGTACGTCCGCGACGGGGCGGTGTGGGAGGCGATCATCGGGCTCTCGCGGGTGAACGACGCCCTTGCCCGCTGATCTGCCTGGAGCTAGCGTCTCCTCACCTCCTCGGTGGGTGCGCTCCGGGTGACCGGACGGACCCGAAAAACGGCGGCCTACCAGCCGCCGTTTTTCGTTGGGTCGTTGAAAGAGGTGGCTTGCTCTAGTTCGTGTGGAGCCGCGCACCATGCGCAGCTTCGCGATCACCATGAGCGCGCCTTCGCCCCGTGATCAAGGGACCACATCCTGTCCGACAGGTTCTCCGACATCCTGTCGGACGCGACGATCACCCTCGAGATCGCGGCGATCCGACCGCCTGTGAGAGCGCGCACTACGCGCGGCGCGGAGGTGGCGATCGCCGAGGCTCGATGCGGATCTTCTTCGTCGTCTCGCTCTTCGCGGACTTCGGCTCCGTCGTCGCTGCGGCGGCGACCGCGAACGCGACAGCGTTGGGGTCTCGCCGGTTGGTCTGCGGCTTCGAGCGCTTCGACATTCCGTGATCGTCGCGCGCCGGATGATCTTCGTCAACGAGCCGATGTACCATCCGCGCCGTGGCGGAGACGACGTTCTACAGCGGGCCCGGCGTGCTCGTGACGAACACGCGGTTCGTCGTGTACTCGCAAACGTACGCGATGGCGAACGTCACGTCGGTGCGTTCCGCCGTGACATCGCCGCACACCACGACCGGTTGGTTGCTCATCTTGGTCATGCTCGTCCTGCTCCCAATGGCCTTCTTCGCGGCCATCATCACGATGCAGTCCAGCAACAGCGACGACACGCTGCTCGGCCTGCTCGGCGGCGGGATGTGTGCGCTCGTCGGCGTGAGCCTCGGCGCGCTCGGCATCTGGTTGCTCACCATCCGCGACTATCATGTCGTCCTGGCCACGGCTGGCGGCGAGACGACGGCGCTGATGTCGCGAAGCCTGCCGTACGTGCAGGGCATCGTGCACGGAGTCACCGAGGCGATCGTTCACCGCGGCTAGCACGCGGTGGTCGCCCGCGCGGGCGTCGTACGGGCTTCGGCGCCGGATCGAGTAGCCGGCGCGGCTCCACGCCGAACGCGTTCGCGAGTCCCGCGATGGTCTTGATCGTCAGGTTGATCCGCGTGCCTTCGACCTCCTGGTAGTGCTTCAGGTCGAGGCCAGCGCGCTCCGCGGCCTCCGCTTGCGTCCAGCCGGCCTTCTCGCGCAGCCGCCTCACGTTCGACGTGACGAACGCGGCGACGACGCGCCACGGTTGCGCAGCACGGTTCGGGCGAGGCACGCCGAGAGCACAGCGCGCACCGACTTGCCAGAAAACCCGCTATGACAGGTCTTGCGAAGACCGGCTATGACAGGCAATGTGTCAGACACCATGTCGGGTCGACGTCCCGGCAGGAGGAGGATGACGATATGGAGAGCGAAGAGTCGAGTCCGGCCACCGACAGCTTTACCTCCCGGACGGCGGAGCGCGTCCACTGCGACGCGCGCTCGCCGTCTTTCACGCAGTTGCACAGCTCGACGATGTGCTTGTACGCGACGTCGTCGTCGATCCCCGCGCTCGACATCGGCGTCTTTAGCGCCGTGATCGCCTCGTGGGTAGCTCCCTGCTCGGGCGTGAGAGCCGGCACCTCGTTGGCCTTCATGATCGCCCCCTCAAGTCACCCGAATCTCGTTGTGCGTGAGCCGGTGGTTCTCGTCGCACGCCTTCCGCAGCTCGCTGCTCGTCCACGCGTCTGCGCCGTGCCAGAGCACGGTGTACACGCCGAGGTCTCTCGCTGCCTTCACTGCCGGCACGAAGTCCTGATCCCCGGCCACGAGCACCACGACGTCTGCACGGGACTGGCTCACGAGGAGCGTCATGTCTACGGCGAGTAGCACGTCTACTTGCTTCTGCTCGTACCGCTTCCCGGGCTGCGTCGATGGTACGAGAACACCGAGCCGGATTTCGCATCCGCTCTCCTCGACGATCCTCTTGAACGCCTCGTACCCGCTGCGCTCCTCCGCGTCGACGGGCGCCGTGGTGTACACGTTCGTCACCATCGTGCGAAAGCCCGGCGCGAGGATGCTCGGCGTCAGCTTCCACGGGAAACGCGCCCCCTGGAACTCGTCACGCAGGACACAGTAGAGGTACGCCTCGTCGATGAAGATGCCGGCCCGGAGCGGTTGCCCGTCAGCCGTGGCCTCGAGCTTCCGAGCCCACGCACTCAACTGAGAGCGCAGCTCGGTCACCGCAGGATGGCCTGCACGCAGTCGCTGCAGATCCGGGAGGGCTCCGCATCGAGCGTTCGGTACGACACCGGCGTCGTGACCCTGTCGCGGCACCGCGCGCACCGCGGACGCGTCCCAGGCGTCCGCCCACGCACCCACTCGCGCGTCCCGCCTGGTCCCGCGATGACGATCAACGGCGGCCGGCCGCTCACGTACCGAAAGCCGAGCGTCCCATCAGTCGAGCCGGGCCGAGCGCTCACGACGACCGCGCCTTCCGCTTCAAGCGCGGCAGCTCTAGCGCCTGGCGGAGAGCAGTGATCAGAGGACCGAACTCGGTCGCCAACCCTGCCTCGTTCCATTCATCGACGAGAATCTTCGCCGCGCGCTCGATCTCCTTCGTGCGATTTTTGGGTTCGTTCACGAGATCCCTGCCGGCAGCTCTAGCGCCAAAGTAGTACCTGTCCGACAGGTTGTCAACGCTCACGAGGGCAGGTCGGACTTCTTCGGCGGGGCCTCGTCGTCTTTCAGGTGATGGAGCGCATGAAGCAACACGTGCGATGTGTTGTCCGCGATGAGGTTGTTCGCGTGGAGCAGGGTGCACCGTTCATCATCGGGCGTGCCCACCGGGCAGACCACGACGACCGCGATCTCCGCCGTCCCGTCGAACTCCTCTTCGAGAATGTCCATCGCGCGACGCATGGCGTCGAGTTCGGGATCAGTAGGGTCTCTCATTTGGTCTCCACGCCTCCCGCTCACCAGCGCTGCCCGCGATTTGCCGGCATGACGATAGACGGGGGCACGTCATCTCCTGGGCGAATACCACTCTTGTACAGTCGAGAGGCGATGCAAGCCGTTTTCACCCCGGCAATCTCGGCCATCTCTGCACGGCTAAGCATGGCGCCACACAATCTATAGACGGTCACCCGCGGCATTTTACGCGTGTCCGACTTACGCCAGCACGCGCGTGAGCACCAGCGCGCCGTGCTGCTTGCTTTTGTCGGCGGACGATACGACGCACCGCATTCTTCACAGACTTTACTTTCTCTTCGACTGATGTACGCGCCCCAGCACTTTTTGCTGTGAAACTGCCCGGCCATCGTTTGCTTCTCTAGCTGTTCCTTGCGCGGACGGAACATCGCGTCACAGCTATCCAGCTTGCACTTTCTCAAGGGAACGATCGGCAACCGTTGTCCGAGGCTTTGACACTTTCGCCCGCAATAGACGCCCGGCGCACTGCGCTTCGGCGCGAACGTGCGCTGACACTGCTTACACTCAGATGTGCGCGCCGGGGAGTTCACGAATCACCTGATCGATCCATTCCTTCGGCAACCGCCGCCGTGCTGCCACCTCGACGAGTCGCCCCCGGATCGCCTCTCTCTCCGCTTTTCCGATCGCGAGTCGCTCCAGATCGGCATCGTGTGCTGCCGCTTCCTGTCGCTCCCGCTTTGTAGCCGGCTGCTCTGCCGCGCAGTGCGGACACGTCTTGCACGACAGCGGGATCATCCGCTCGCACTCGGCGCACTGACGATTGGGCTCCTCGCCCGTCTCGCGCTCCGCGCCACCGTCAAGCGACCACGCGTAGTCTACGCCGGGCAGGAGATGCGTGTAGCAGTTGCCCGCGTGGTCGAGAATAATCGCGCGTCTCTTGTTGCCAGGCACGATGCGCGCTGCCCGGCCGCAGTACTGAAGGAACCGCGTGCGGCTCCTCGTCGGCCGCGCGATCGCGATGCACGACACGAGCGGGCAGTCGAAGCCCTCAGAGAGCACATCGACGTTGACGACGATCTGGATCATGCCGTCACGCAGTTCGCTTGTAATGCGATCGCGCTCATCAGAAGGCGTCTCTCCATCGAGATACGCCACAGCGCGACCGGCCCGCTTGAACGCCGCCGCGAGCTTCTGGCCGTGCGCACGGTTGACGGCGAAGACGAGCGTCTGCCGTCCCGCTGCGAGCCGCTGCGTCTCCTTCACGACATCGCCGACCAAGGCGGTACGCTTCGACGCGGCATCCAGCGAGGCTCCCGTATAGTCGCTCTTGCCGCGTCGTAGGCCAAGCGTCTTCATCTTGTCGCGAGGGATCCCATACGTTTCCGGGCGTGCGAGCCAGCCGTCCGCGATCAACTCCTCTTGCGAGGCAACGACCAACATCTCATTGAAGACGTCGCCCATGGGTGTACCGTCTAGACGCCACGGCGTAGCGGTCAGCCCAAGCACGTGGAGCTGGCCGCCTAGGATATGCCGATATGTCGCTGCCGCCGCGCGATGCGCTTCGTCGATCACAACGAGATCGGCACTCGGAACATCACGCGCCGCAAGCCCAATGCTTGCGACGAGGACGCGCGCGCCCGCATTGTCCTTGTCCGTACCACTAAGGATGCCCACGTCACTCTCCGGAACGCCCGCGGCGAGCAGCTCTGTGCGTGCCTGACGCAGCAACTCGCGGCGATGCGCGACCCACAGCACGCGCTTGCCGCGTATGCGCTGAACGACGGCAGCGCCGATCACACTCTTGCCGCTCCCGGTCGGGCTCACGGCAACGACGCGGCATGGCGCAGCAACGCGCTTGACGAGGTCCGTTACGGCGCGCTCCTGGTAGTCCCTGAGCTTCACGTCGCCCTCGTCTCCAGCATGCGTAGCGCGCGGGTCACGTGCTCGGGCATGAGACCGTCTTCCCACGTCGTCCGCACGAGCCAGGGCAGGAGGTGCGCCATGTCGTCGCTGTCGTCGAGGATGACGAAGCGATCGTACGGGTGGCGGTTGAGGTAGTCCTGGATCTCGTGCCCGCGGATCTCGTGCTCGATGGTCTTCTCCGAGTCCATCTCCGACCCGAACGGCGTCCTGCCAACGAGATGGCCCTGAAATCCGCGCTTGCGAAGAAGCGCCTCCATCTCGTGCACCTCGACGATGTGCCGCCAGGACGAGGAGAGAACGAAGTCGTACGCAGCGAGCGCGTTGAGGAGCGGGACGGAGGACGGGTCGAGATCGTGGAGTCGCCGCCAGAAGACCGGATCCTCCGGCACGGTCTTGTCCCGCTCTCGAAAGTAGCGGGCGCTGTTGCAGACGCCGTCGATGTCCAGAAAACAGACGCCCTTCATCGGCGGCTCCGCGCAGCAGCGAATGCGCTCACGATCTTCTCCAACTGCTCGGGCGTGAACGGGTCGGGCACGCAGTTGTCGCAGGTGTCCGTCGGATGCAGGCGGCTGAAATCCGGGCGCGGGTCAAACGGCGTGCCGCACTTGCGGCACGGGATGAGCTTCTCGTTCATCATGTCTTCCGCTCGGTCCTGAACTCAGGAAGCATGATGCCATCCACGTCGCAGACGTGTCCGCCGCTCGCCAGCGTAGCGTGCATGCGCTGCTGGTCGTCATACCAGGTGGCGCTCCCCTCATCTACCTGCTCCCGATGGTAGTCGAGCGTGTCCCAGAGCGCCTTCTCGATGTCGTCGCGTTTCCACGGATAGTCGGGCGACGCGTTGCAGCCGCAGAAGCAGTGATCGTTCTCGCGGCTGTCGTGGAACTGGACGAAGTAGCTCGGCTTCCAGAGCGTCACGTCGTAGAGGAAGCGAGCGCGACGGTTGCGGTGACTCTTCCGGATACCCTTCCACTTGTACACGAAGGAGTACTGCGGCTCGATCTTCGTGATGCGATGGTTAAAGTAATCGCAGTCGTTCGCGAGGTCGCCGACCTTAAAGCTCAGCTTCCGTTGCAGCATCTCGCGACGCCCGGGCTCGCTGAACCAGAACCGCGAGAGCTTCTTCGGCCCGTACCACGGCTTCCCCTTGTACGTTCTTCCGCGGAACCGCCACGTCCCAGGCAGCTCGAAGCGAGAGCAGCGGCACAGGACACACCGCAGCGGATCGCGCGGACGCTTCCCGTTCTTGTGACCGGCGAACGGATGCCCGCACTTGCAGGCAGGGTCGCTCATGACGGCTTCGGGCGCCCGCACCACTTCACGTTCGGCGTGGGCGGGCCTGACACCGCGCCCATCTTACGAAGCGCGGCGCGAGCCTCCTCGGTCATGCGATCGTTGTCCTGGTTCCAGTCGTAATCGCCGATGAGCATGGCGCGGATACGCGCGACCTCAGTCTCCGACGGCGGCTGACGATCCTTCCGCGAGAAGGACACCATCGGCGGCATGTACTCCCCGTTGACGCGGCCCTCGCCGGAGACGAGCACGATGTAGATCGGCGTGTGGTACTCCAAGCCCATCTCGCCGGTGAACGGGTTTCTCCACGACTTCTTCTTCCAGTCGAGAGGAAGTGGATGTTTCAGGAGCGGCTTCCCCATGACGATCAACGAGCCTTCACGCCCAGGATCGCTGCCGCGACGGCGGCGATCTCCTTGCGCGGGATCTTCTCGGCCTGATCACGCCCGAACATCCCAGCGAAGACCGCAAACACGACGTCCTCGACACCGCGTGCCGTAATCGTCGCCGTGACCTTCTTGCCGGTCTTCCCAAGACTCACCGCGCAGTGGCCATGCGCGAGCAGCTCCACGAGCTTCTTCGCCTCGTGGTCGTACTCGTCGCTGGGCGCGCCGATCTTCACGAGCCCCATGAGATCCGCCTTCTTGAGCGACTTCTTCACGTGCTCCTCGAGCCGCTTCACGTCGCCGTAGATCTGGTTCACGAGGTTCATCGCTTCATCGCCTTCTTGATCGGGTCCAGGTCGTACGCCTCGACGCCCGCATCACGGAGCATCTTCACGGTCAACCCGTCGCCGTCCATGCAGTTGCGTACGATCGTCGGCTGGTCGTGCTGCCGATCCACATTCGCGAGCGCCGCGGCATACCCGCAAAGCCACGCGTCCCGCTCCTTCTTCGTTCTCATTCGAACGGCGCCCCGCGATTCATCCAGTCGGCGAGCACGGCCAGCATCGCTTCCTTGATCGACTTGAACTTCCGCACCTCTTGCAGACGCTGTAGCGCCGCGTACTCCCTGGGCGGAACCTTCACGCCTACAGTCTTCGCGCCTGACGGATCCGGCGTTGCCGGTCGACGTGCCTTCTTGTCGCTGCTCTTGCCTGCCATCTCCGGCTCCGGTTCCACGTGCTCCGCTCCCTCGCCCTCGATGTCGAACGACGCAGGCGGCCGAGGGCCCAGCTCCCTGCGAGGAAGCGGTCGAGCCCCGCTGCCTTTTTGCGGCGGACGCACGAGCGGCGTCTTCTTGACGTCGCTCGGCAGCTCGCCCGTCCACTTCTTGCGGCGTCCCGTGTCGATGTCCGACTTGAACTTCTCCAACCGCTTCTGGACCTGACTCAGCATGCCCGACATCTAGTCTTCCTCGACGATGCGCAACGCCAGGTGGAGCGCGTGCTTCCGGCACAACGGGTGCCGCCCGACCTGCTCGCAGCGATGGCCGTCCACGAACGAACACGGCTCGTCCGCGCCGGGCGGCGGATCTTCGTCGAACATCTTCGCCGCCTCGACGAGCGGCGCGTACTTCGCGACCATCGCGGCGTGCTCCGACTCCTGGTTCTGCGCCCAGCCAAACAAGCCGCGCATAGGCAGCACCTTGCCGTGGTAGTCCATCAGCGTCGGGAAGGTAGCCGCCAGACGTCCGTTGAGCACCACGATGAGACCGTCCCAGCCGACGTAGACGCCGTCGGGGATCGAGACGGCGTCGCCGATCGCGACGTCCTTCATCATCGGCTCACCAGCCTTCGTCTGGATGCCGTTGTACTCGTCGTAGATGCCCACGCTCGTTCTGACCTTTCACACGCGCGAGCATCGGCAGGCATCTCGGAAGGAAGGAGTTAGAACCCTCCGGTGACCAGGCCCTGCGCGATGCCCTCCTAGAAACTGCTCGGTCTAGTTGCCGTCCTGCGTTTGTCCCTGGATTTCTCCCCGGCACCGGAGGCGCCGGTGAAGATCTAGCGCTCCTCGACGCCGAGAAGGTCCGACTCGTGGAGGATGATGTGGCGCACCTCGCCGATCTGCACCTCCGAGCCGTGGTACTTGCCGACGAACACGATGTCGCCCGTCTTGACCTGCGGTTCGAGACGGCGGCCGTCGTCGAGCAGCCGGCCCGGCCCCACTGCGACCACCTCGGCGCGCGCCGCGGGGCGGTTGTCCTGCGCCGTGTCGGGGATGTGGATGCCACCCGCGCTCACGCGCTCGCGCTCCATCACCTTCACCAGAACACGGTCACCCATCGGGCGCAGCTTGCTCATCTCGTCCATGGTCTCGTTCTCCTCGTTCTCTTCGTCCAGCGCATCGTCGTCGAAGTCGCCCCATGCACTTCGCAGCGAGTCCAACATCTGACGCAGGAATCTGTCCGAGCCCATCTCCTTGATGGCTCGCTTCGCGGCCTTGATCCACATCTCGTCCGGCACGAGCTGCTCGAACGGACCGAAGCCAGCATACGTGGGGTCGCAGATCGTCGCCGCTACCGACGTCTCCGTCCACTTCTCGCCTTCGAGCCCCGCCGACATCGCCGGATAGTGAGACCTGTCGGACAGGTTGTCAACGACCATCCTGCCTGATAGGATTCGCGAAACCATGCGCACCCCGGCCGAGAGAAGAAGCGAAACGCTCAGGCGCTTGCGCGGCGCGGTCTACGCGGCCGTCATCGCCGGGGCCACAGACGACGAGATCACCCGCGAGATCGAAGACGCTGTGGCCTCCGGCGACGATGACCTTGTCAGAGGAACGTGGGATACGGACTACCCGGGGTCTCGTCGTCGTCGCGGACTGCGTCGTCGCTAGTACCCGGGGTATTCATCGTGCCAGGAAGCGCGACCCACTTCGCCCGGATGCCGGTGCTGTCCTAGGTAGGACATCACCCGATCTTGGTGACCCCATTAGGCGGAGGCATCGAGTACACGCGGCCATCCGCGTCGATCGCCAATGCGGGCGCCGTCGTACCGTCCGGAAGTACCTGCATCGCGCGCTCGCTGATCGTCACGATGCCCGTCGCTGTCCCACGCGGATAGAGTTTGAATCGAACGGCGTCTCCGGGATGAAGATCGCGACCGTTCCGATCCTGCGCGGGAGCGTACTCCACCGTCGTTTCGAGCGGTGCTGCCGTCGCAGTCTCGGCGCCGCCACGCAGTTCGCTGTACCACCGAAAGGCTGCGCGCTGCGCAGTGCCGTGCGTCGGGAGCCGCCCATGTCCGGTCGAGACAAGCGCGAAGCTGTCTCCCCACGCAGCGGCGGGATCGCCGCCAGGCTCTTCGCCGCCAGCGCGCTTCGGCAGAAGCGCTATCTGCGTTAGTGCACCCTCCGGAAGGAGGACCAGCGCCGTGCCCTGAGGCTCACCATCTTTCCACGGGAAGACCACCGAACCGACCGGAAGTTCTGCGACATCGGCCGCGCGAAGAAGCGTCATGCCAGCATTTGACACCATGGCGCTCTGCCGGTGGGCTCCGATCGGCAGTTCCGGCACCCTCACCCCGTCGTACCGATCGTCGACGAAGACGGCATGGCCGGGGTCGGTGATGACGTTCACGAGGCCGCCGTGATCACCGCGGTACGCGCGACCGATGTTTCCGCCGTGCACATCGGCGAGCAGGATGCCGTGGTCTTCGAAATAGAAGCGCAGCGCTCCGCCGACGAGGTGGACACCGTTGGTGTTCTCCATCATGTCGAAGCACCAATCCAAGATCCAGTACAGCACCTGCGCTCGGAACGGGCCGCGTGGCGCGCGACGCGTCAGCGACGTCCTCATGTGCTGGTCTTCGTCTCGCCCAGACCGGAAGACGTCATCGGCGATCTCGAACGCTACATCGCGCGCCCGATTGTCATCGCCGAGCGGCGCGTGATCCTTCTGCTCGCGAACCAGTGCGGCGGCAGCCTTGAATGTGTAGACGAGGCGCATCGCCTCTTCGTCTACGTATCGAAGATTGTCGGGCTGATGCAGGCTTGCTCGCTGAATCCCGACGTCATCGGCTTCTTCGCGCCAAATCACGAAGACGCCGCGGTTCCGAAGTTTCTCAGGGAGCGCGACGATGCGCTCGTAGCGCACGATGCCGTCGGGAAACTCGCCGATCGAGAGAGCAGACGCAACGAACGCGGCCTCAGTGGGATCGCTCGTCACCTTCATGACGATGCCGTCCGAGTGCGTCGGCATGACGGTGCCGTAGTGGCCGGTCCCCAGCTCCTCCACCTCGACGCGCTTGCCCTTCGTCGGCGCGCCCACGGTCGTGAGGAGCGGCATACGCTCTTCGCCCACGAGACGCTCCAGGTCGCCCCAGAACTGCGTGAGCGTCCGATTCACCCAGGCGGGGTTCGGCTGCATGGCGATCAGTTGTGGCGCCAGTAAACGAAGCCCGACGGCGTGTCGTGCAGCGTGCCGTCGTAGGGCGAGAGGAAGTGGCCTACGCCGTCCACGTTGACGGCCTCCTGCGCGGCGGCGTCGATGTCGAAGCCCACCATCTCCATCGCCTTGCCGGTCGCTTCCTCACCGTAGATCTCTTCGAGCCACTGCATCGGATCTTTGAGCTGCGCCTTCGCCTGGCTCTCGGCCAGTTCGTCGATCTGCGCATTCGTGGGATCGGGACGGTCGCCATCCTCGTCCTCGTCAGGAGCCGTGAAACCTTCCGCCTCGTACGCATCCCAGAAGTCGCCCGGACGCATCTGGTCGGCGTCCTCGAAGCGCATGTCGTACACGTCGCTGTAGAGCGCGTCGCGGAGCTTGCCCGTGTCGATGTGCGACTCGAGAAAGCTCTTATTGAAAATCTCGGGCTCGTTCTCGAGATCTTGTTTCACCATCGCGAGTGCCAGCTCTTCGGCCTGGTCTTCGTTTTCGGCGACGTAGTACTCCTCGTGACCCGACTCCACGAGGTAAATCTTGCCAGCGCCGAAGTCGGCGTAGTGGCTCTCGCGAATCGCGAGGCGGTCCACCCCCAGCTCCTTCGCCATCTCCTTCCCGACGGCATCCTCGTCGTCGAAGTCGACCTGCTTACGCGCTGCGCGCTTCGGGTTCCTCTTGGCCATGGCCAAGCCTACCACGCGCGTCGCTTGATCGTCATGCGCGTCCCAGTCGTCGGGACGACCCCACGCTCCGCGGCCGAACCTGAAGCCGTTGTCCTTGAACCACTTCTTCTCGACGGCGCTCGTGAGCCGACCGAGCTTCATGACCCAGCCATGCACGTACGGAGAGTGGGGCGGGTTGCCGCTCCACAGGACGCGCTTGAACTTCTCGCCGAGAAGAGAGTCTGGGATCGGCGTCTTCGTCAGCAGCGTATCCACCGCTAGCTGATGTTCCTCTTCGCCTGCATCGCGTTGCGCGCTTCGCGAACGAAGTCCTGCGGCTCCATCTGCTTGAACTTCTCGCACATGGGCATCGCGTGACTGAGCCCGTCCGGGCGCCCGCTCACGTCCATCGTGTACCCGAAGTCCTTGCCGCAGAAAGGACACTCGCCGATGCGGCTGCCCCGAGCGAACGCCATTTAGTGACCGGTCAGGCTGTAGGCGATCCACGTGATGAGCGTAGCCCACAGCAGCACGGAGCACGACCAGAACACGGCTCGCTCTGCCTTGCCCACGTTGCCCATGCTCAACTCTCCGCGTCGAACCAGTCGAACGCCGGCTCCACTGCGCCGCCCGGGTTCGCCGCGAGCGCTGACGTGAAGAGCGAGCCGAAGACGGCCGAGACCGCGTCCTCCTCGCTCATCGCGACGCCGTCGACGACTGCGGCGATCGTCGAGACCTTGTCCTTGAGGAGGTTCGAGATCGCGACGTCGATCGTGCCGGCGCCGTCCATGTAGGTGATCTGCACCGCGTTCTTCTGCCCGATGCGGTGGATGCGGTCCTCTGCCTGCACGAGGTCTGCCGGGCGCCACGCGCGCTCGATGAACAGCATTTCCTGCGCGGCCGTCAGCGTGATACCGACGCCAGCCGCGAGGATCGAGCAGACGATGACGTCGAGGTCTCCACCCTGGAACGCGTCGATGCTCACCTGACGCGTCGGCTGCGGATCGCTGCCGAGGATCGTGCCGACACGCAGGCCGGCCTCGCGCAGCTCGCTGATGATCTCCTGGAGCGCCGATGCGTGATGCCCCATGACGACGAGCGGCCGACCGGTGCTCTCCTTGTGCTCCTTGATCCACTCGACGGCCGCCGGTGCCTTACCCTCGGCCGCGAGGCGACGCAGCGCCGTCATCTTCACGAGAGCCTCGGCCTTGCGAGCAGCGTTGACCGCCTTCGGACCGCCTTGCTGCCGTACCCACTCGATGAACTCCTCGACGGCGAAGCGATAGGCCTTCGCGCGCTCTTCTTCGAGAACGACCTCCATGCTCCCGCGCTGCTTCTCCGGCAGGTCTTGCAGCACCTCGGCCTTGAGACGGCGGAGCATGTACTTCCCGACGATGCGCTCGTGCAGTTCCTGCTCGTTGCTGCTGCCCGAGAAGTCCCAGCCGAAGCGGCCCCTGTAGCCAGCGCAGTAGCGGAGGCCGAACGAGAAGAACTTGTCCCACGTCTTCGGGTCGATGATGTGCAGGAGCGGCCACAGCTCGTTCGGGCGGTTCAGGATGGGCGTGCCGGTGAGCAAAAGCCTGCGACGCACATGACGAGCGATCGTCGCGCCGGCTGCGGCGCGCTTCGAGCCCGCGTACACCATCTCGCCGCCACCTTCGGACGTCGGACCGACGTCAGCGTCCTTGGCGCCCTTCTTCTTCAGCTTGAGCGTCTTGAGGTAGTGCGCTTCGTCGGCGACGAGCGTCGTCCACTTCCGCGAGAGCAACGTCTCGACATGCGCATCGACGATGTCGTAGTTGCAGATGACGACGTCCGCGACGAGCGTGCGAGGATCGATCGGCTTGCGACCCGAGATGATCTGCGACGTCAGCTCGGGACGCCACCTCGCGATCTCTCTCACCCAGTTCACGCGCAGCGTCGCGGGGCACAACACGAGCACCGGCGGGTCCACCGCGATGATCGACTGCAGGGTCTTGCCGGTGCCTTGCTCATCGGCCAGCAGCCCAGACCCCACGCTGTCCATCCAGCGCACACCTTCGATCTGATAGTTGAACATCGTCTCGGGGATCTTTCGATCCACCGGCGGCAACTTCTCCGGTGCCTGCGCTCCCGCGGCGTGCGCGTCATCGCGCTCTGTCTTGTCCGCCTGCGCCTCGATCGCCTTCACCTCGGACGCCGGCAACGGACGCACCTCCGCGAGCGAGAGGAACTCGAAACCGCGACGGCCAGGGATCTTCAACCCGACGCGCGGCGCGCTGTCGCTCCCGCCGACCCAGCCGACCTCGTACTCCTTGCCGTCCGGACCGATGACCCGGTCGCCCTTCGTGACCTTGACGGGCGCCGGCTTCTCGCCGGTCTGCTCGGTCGGCGGACCCGCAGGCGGCGTCACCGGCGGCGCGACGGGCTGGGCCACCATGGGAATCGGGAACGCGCTCCCGTCCGCGTCGAGCGCGATCTCTCCCGGGAAGCCCGCGACGAGCGCGTTGATCGCCTCTTGCAACCGGTCTTTCGGCACCGACCAATGCGGCGCCGGGTGCTTCGAGAAACGGCGCCCAGGGACGTTCTTGATCGCCGCGACGAACGCCGCGTTGTAGGGCGTGAAGATGCGCAGGTCGTTGCCGGCCGCCTCGATGCGGACCTGACTCCCCGAGAAGTGCATCTCGGCGATCTTCCCCGCCGTCGTGTGGTAGCCGGCCGCCTGCGCGATCCCGTGCGCGGCCGTGAGCGCTTCCTTCGAATGCGGACCGCCGAACTCGGCGGCGATGGCGGCGTGCCAGATCGCGCGCTGGACGGCGCCCTTCGTGTCCCCGGAGCGCAGGTACGGCAGCACGTCCGCCTTCAACTTCTCCGGCGCCGTGTCCACCATCAGCTCGAGCTTCTCCCGGTCCACGGGACCAGGCGCGCCGACCACACCGTACTTCCCCCGACAGTCCGGTCCGGCGCCAGCCTCGACGCTCACCGCGTCCACGAGCGGGCGGTCACAGAACACGCACCGCGTCGCCATCTGGCGCGTGTTGATCGCGTCTTCGTAGCTCATGGAACGGCCGCCGGAAGCATGGCCCGAGGCTACCACACGGCCCGTGTCACCGTCCACGCTCGACATCCTGTCCGACAGGTTATCAATGGTCAAGCGCTTTCGAACGCGCTAGAGTCCTGTGCGATGAGCGACAGCCCCGACTACCCTCCCGTCATCTGGTTCGTGTGGACCATCCACGAGGCGCTACGCCGCCTCGGATTCATCTCCGACGACATCTTCGTCCACGCCGATCCTCTCGGTACCGTCGCCGTCGAGCTGCGCACGCAAAACAAGTCCTTCAGCGCCGTCGTCGGTCCCTCCGGCATGACGCAGGCCGGCTTCGTCGCTGCCTGGTATGACTTCGCCACCAACCTCAGCTCAAACAAGATCTCGCAAGACGACCTCGTCAAGCGCTGGGACGAGTCGCGCGCGAAGCACGACCCCTCGTTCATCACCGCGCTTCTCAACGCAGGCTTCACGTTCCCGCGCGAGAACGAAGACGAACCGAAGCCGGCCGACCTGAACTGATCGTGACCACGCCATCACTTGCGCAAAAGCACTGAGGTGACGGCTTCTCGGAGCTACGCAGCGACACTGCGCGCCTCCCGCAGGCTGAGCCCCAGCCTGTACACATTCCGCGCCGCATTTACGTCGCGGTCCAGCACCAGCCCGCACCCGGGGCACTCGTGTACCCGAACCGACAGGTCCTTCGGCACGTGTGCCTGACAGTCCGAGCACGTCTGCGAAGTCCCGCGCGGGTCCACCAGCACTACCTCGCGGCCGGCGCTTTCAGCCTTGCTCACGAGGATGCTGATGAACTGCGTCCAGCCCGCGTCGTGTACCGACTTGGCTAGCGCTCCCGCTGCGAGACCCTTCACGTTCAAGTCTTCCACCGCGATCCAGTCGTTCTGTTTCACCAGGCGCAGCGCGATCTTCCGATGATCGTCACGACGCTGCCGCGCCACTTTCAGGTGCAGTTTTGCGAGCACCGCCTTCGTCTTCTTGCGACGGTTGCTGCCGCGCTTCTTCGTTGACAGCTCGCGCTGAAGCTCCGCGAGCCGCTCCTGCGCATGCCGGCCTCGGCGCTCGTTCTCGATGAGCGTGCCGTCGCTGAGAGCAGCGAACGTCATTAGTCCCAGGTCGATGCCGATGCCGCGCCCGGTAGCCAGTAGCGGCTTCGCCGCGACGTCGGCGCAGACGAAGTCGGCGTACCAGTGGTCGTCGCCAAGACGGATGATGCGAATCTGTTTGAGCTTCCCCTCGTGTTCACGGTGGAGCTTGATTTTGACGTTGCCGATACCGTGGACGTAGAGACGCTTGCCGCCGGACACGAGACGGACACCATTGCGATGGGCCGCGTCCTTGAATGTGAAACTGTGGTACCGGTCGCGAGACTTAAAGCGAGGGTAGCCAGGCTTCTCACCGGATTTACAGCGGCGGAAGAATGACTTGAACGCGAGGTCCGCGCGCAGAACGACATCTTGGAGCAAATGGAAGTGGACGTCGCCGTAGTCAGGGTCGGCGTCACGGATGGCCTTGAGCTGCGTGTCCTGCATCTTCTTGCTGACCGAAATGCTCTGGCGCTTCCATGCGGTGCTGCGCTCTTCGATGCAGGCGTTGTAGAGACCGCGCAGAAGCCAGAGCGTTCTAAAGAGCGCAAAACTCTGTGAGCGCGACGGGTACAGGCGGTAGCGGTAGACGCGGTTCACTCTCGTTGAATCCTACCACCTGGATGCCGCTGGCGCCTAACGCCGCAGACACCTGCCCGTAGCTGCGTTGACAACCTGTCCGACAGGTTGTAGACTGCGACGATCATGTCCTATATGCACGTCGAAAACCTGTACAGGCCGAGTGCCCAGGTCATCCTCCTCTTCCGCGAGTGCTACGCGCTCGAGAAGCTGCACGGCACCTCCGCGCACATCGCGTGGCGCGACGGGAAGGTCTGGCTCTCGCCGGGCGGCGAGTCCGCGGACCGGTTCCGGCGTCTCTTCGACGAGGCGGCTCTCGCGGCGGCGTTCGAGAAGCTCGGTCATCCGAGCGTGATCGTCTACGGCGAGGCCTACGGCGGCAGCCAGCAGAAGCAGGCATGGCGCTACGGCAAGGAGCTGCGCTTCGCTGCGTTCGAGGTGCAGATCGGCGAGCACTTCGTGAACGTTCCGGTCGCGGACGAGATCGTGAAGGGCCTCGGCTTGGAGTTCGTGCACTACAAGCGGATCCCGACCGACCTCGCCGCGATCGACGCCGAGCGCGACGCGCCGTCGGAGCAAGCTCGCCGCAACGGTGTCGAGGGCGACCAGCCGCGCGAGGGCGTCGTGCTGCGTCCGCTCATCGAGCTGCGCGACAACAGCGGTAGCCGGATCATCTCGAAGCACAAGCGCGACGAGGAGCGCGAGACGAAGACGCCGCGCGAGGTCGTCGACCCGGCGAAGCTCGCCGTGCTCACGAAGGCGACCGAGATTGCCGAGGAGTGGGCCACGCCGACTCGGCTCGAGCACATCCTACAGAAGATGCCGCCCGAGACGAGCATCGAGAAGATGCGCGAGGTCATCGCGGCGATGACGGAGGACGTCCTTCGCGAGGGCGCGGGCGAGCTGGTGGACAGCCGCGAGGCTCGTGCGGCGATCGGCAAGCGGACCGCGACGCTCTTCAAGGAGCGGCTGCAGAGCACGCTCAAGGGCTGACGCTGTGACAACTGCATCGGACTAACGAGAACCAGGCGGGCTCCTCCTCGTCTTCGACATCTACAAAGACAATGCACTCATGCGCCGAACGCAGGTGCAGACGTCACGATCGAAGACCGTCGTCAAAATCGGGAAGCTACAGTCCGCCGACCTCAGACTCGAAGACGACAAGGTCTCGCGCATGCATGCGGTGATCGAGGTCCAGGGCGACGACCTGAGCGGCTACTGGGTCCACGCCATCGATCTCGGCTCGGAAGCCGGCTTCTACGTCAACGATCAGAGGCGCAAGGCGATCAAGGTCCGTCTCGTCTCCGGCGATCGCCTACACATCAGCCCGTTCACGGTGATCGTGTACTTCGACGGCGCGCCCGAGACGCCGCTCGTCGCGCCGCACGAGAAGCAGGCAGCACGCTACCCAGAGCACGAGAAGATGAACGCGCTCCTCGGCAAGCGCGACGCCGTCGCGCGCTTCCTCGAATGGATGGAGACGACGGGCTACGTGATCTGCATCGCTCAGCGTGTCGGCGGCTACCGCGACAGCACGGCTACGTACGAGCCCGTCCGCAAGACGGCCGAGGAGTGGCTCGCTGACCATTTCGGAATCGACCTTCAGAAGATCGCCGCCGAAAAGGCCGCGATGCTCGCAGCACGAAAGGCATGACCACCATCATGACCACCAAGACCAAGAAGCAGCCGCATCGTGCCAGCGCCCCGGAAGACACGTCACGAGTCGATCCTCTCTTCCACCTCGCCGGCATGATGGAAGGCGGCACCTCCCGCTACATCGAAGAGCAGGAGCGCGAGGGGCAGCGGCAGCTCGTGAAGAGCACGTCACTGCCCACGCAGCTCATCGGATGCACGGAAGACGAAGTGCGCTCGCTCGGGATCGAGCTGGGCCCGGTGCCGACGACAGGAGACAGTCTCTTCCGTCCGGCCACGCTCCCCGGAGGCTGGAAGCTCGTGCCGACCAGTCACTCGATGTGGAGCCAGATCATCGACGACCGCGGCTTCGTCCGCGCGGCGATGTTCTACAAGGCGGCGTTCTACGACCGCGCCGCGCACCTCAACCTCCACGTGCGCATCCACGTACGCAAGGACTACGACGCGGAGAAACGCGACGGGACGACCATCGTCCTCGTCACCGCCGACATGCCCGGGCAGAGCCCGGCGGGAGAGCAGAACGTCAAGGTGATCCATCGCCACGTGGACGCGAGCGACCTGTCCGACAAGTGGAAGAAGGCAGACGCCGCCGATGCCGCTGCACGCGCCTGGCTCGACGAGCACTACCCCGACTACAAGAGCGTGACGGCGTATTGGGGCACGGAGTTCTAGATGGCGGGCAAGCACCGTCATCGCTGGCGCCGCTGGGCATCCAACGGACGCACGAGCCTACGCGGCATGATCGTCTACGAGCGCTGCTCCGGCTGCGACGAGGAGAAGCGACGCAAGGCGACGCCAGAGGAAGTCGCTCAGCGACAAGAGGAAGAGCGCGCCAGCCGTAAGCTCCATCGCCTCGCCTTCGAGCTGGACCGGAAGATGAAGAAGAGCGTCGGCTACGCCGCGATGCAGGCGTTCGAGCGGTTCGCGAAGTCGCACCCGAAGGAAGCCTTCGCGGTGCGCGTCGACGACGCGGTGTTCGCGAACAGCGACATCGGCTTCGTCCTCAACGCGAACGAGAACGAGCTGTGGTGCATCACCGGCATCTACATGCCGCAGTGCGGGTCGGGGAGCATCAACGAGCACGGTGACGTGTCTCCGCGCTACTTCCACCTCTACCCGGGCCACCTCGAGAACCTCTACGAGACGATCGTCCGCTTGCGCCGCATCGCCATGAAGTACCCGGAGTGGCGCGCCGACGTCCGTCGTCGTCAGCGCTGGAAGCGACACAGGTGACCGAGTTCCGGCCCAGCCTGTTTCGCAGGGCGTTCGGCTCTCTCGGGAAGGCCGTCCTCGGCCAATCCATCGAGACGTTCTACGTGCGCGTGCGCCAGTTCGCGACTCTCGATCGCGCGTCGAGCTTCCCTCCCGCCGCGATCGGTCCCGAAGAGTTCATCGCCCGCGTCTTCGCCTACATGGACGCCGAGAAGCGCTGCATCGCCGAGACGACCGGAGACATCGCCGCGTGGCTCGCGCTGCCTCAGCGGATCCGTGAGACCGTCCGCCGCGCACTCAGCCCGGTGCGGTTCGACCCGGCTCCCTGTCCGTGCCGCGGCCTCTCGCTGCATACTCTCGACTGGACCGTCTGCACGCTCTGCGGCCACGCCTGGACTGCTGACACCACGGACCGCGTGGTCATCAGCGATGTGCGCGAGATCTTGACCCTCAACCACGCGGCGCTCACGCACGTCGATACCGACGGTGAGCCGACGGGCGAGTGCGTCTACTGCCACGAGCAGATGCTGCGCAAGTTCCTCACACGCGACCACGTGTGGCCCAAGCGCCTGCGTGGCCCGGGCGGCCACTCTCCGATCGTGCTCGCGTGCGTCCGATGCAACAACAAGCGCGGCGAGATGACCGTCGTCTCGTTCACCGAATGGCTCGCGTCGCCGAAAGGCCAGAACTGGCTCGCCTCGCGACCGCGTACACCGAAAGCTCCATGGAGATGATATGAGCAGCGATCACTGCGCACACGGAACCGACATCCGCAACAAGTGCGACGAGTGCGACCGCATCTCCGCGCTCGAGGGTGACGCTTACATCGCCGAGCGAAAGCTACGCGCAGCCGAGGTCAAGGCGATCGAGGTGCTCGTCGGGATGGACGCCGAGAAGCCGCTCGACATCATGCCGGAGCTGGCCAAGGTTCGCAGCCAGATCATGGTCGGCCGCGCGACGCTCGCTTCGGCACGTGCTCTAGTCACCGCGGAGAGGGACAAGGCCAAGCCGCCCTGGATGAAGGCGACGCGATGCGGGCACTGCTCCTCGTGCTGGATCGAGACGCACGGCTGCGGCTGCGACGGCGCCCTCGACGACGGTTGCTTCAACTGCAACGAACGCAAGCCCCGTCCCGCGTGTCCGGCCTGTGCAAACTGCGGCCAGTACATCTACGAGGCCGCCGCGCCGCACAGCGCCCTTCTCCACGTCGAAGGCGACGCTTTCTATTGCGACGTCGCGAAGCTCTTCGCGAGCACGCCGAAGCCGAAGTGCCACATCTGCGAAACGGAGACCGACCGTCACGGTATGTTCTGCTCCGCCGCTGGCGCCCCGCGTCATCGGGCCACCGTCAAGCCCGCGTCACGATGACTGTCCTGCGCGTCCTCCGCTATCCCGATCCGCGGCTCATGCAGAAGAGCCGACGCGTCGGCGATGGCGATGACATCCGCGACCTCGTGCAAGACATGATCGAGACCATGGACGCCGAGGACGGCGCCGGACTCGCCGCGCCGCAGGTCGGCATCCACCTCCGCGTGTTCGTCCTTTCGAAGGACGTGTGCGAGGCGCAGCAGGTGTTCGTGAACCCGTCCTGGGACGCGCACGGCGGCAACTCCGAGATGACCGACGAAGAAGAGGGCTGCCTGTCCTTTCCCGGCGTCTACGTGAAGGTTCGTCGTGTCGCCAGCGTGATCGTCACTGCGACCTCGCTTACCGGTAAGCTGTTCTCGCTGCCCCTCGACAGCCTCGCCGCTGTCGCCGTCCAGCACGAGACCGACCACCTCGACGGACGCCTGATGATCGACGATCTGCCGCGTCATGAGCGGCGGCGAATCATCGCGACGAAGATGCGGCGACGCTAGCCTGGATCTTGTCCAGGAACGCGAAGAGCGCGTCGTTGCTGATCGTCACGGGTCGAATCGCCTCGTCAGCCACGCCCGTGTCCACGTAGTACCAGCCACGGCCGCCGTCCTTCACCGGCCTGTCGAACTCGACCAGCCGCCCACTGACCGAGTCCTTCGTGCCGAGCTGTTCGCGAAGCTCGATGTCCTTCGGGACGTCGATCTCCATGTCCACCGCTTCGGATACTGTCCCGAACGGCGCCCCGGTGTCGTAGTGGTACTCGGTCGCGAGGTACCGGTCGCCGAACTTCGTCCGGATGCCAATGAAGCCGGTGTTCCCGTTGAACACTCCAACGGCGAGGTTGCGGCTGCGCAGCAGGTAGAGACGGCCACGGATGCACTTGCTGAGTGACGGCAGCTTCACCGTCAGCCCTCCACCTTCACGAGCAGGCCGAAGATGTTGCGTCCGCTGGTCCAGCCGTTGATGCCGCCGCGGTTGTTTCCGATCTGAAAGCGGTCCTCTTGGATCGCCTTCACGACGTGCAGATACTCGCGTCCGCGAACTCGGCAAAGCACGATGTCGCCGACCACGATGTCGCCGATGCGCACCTCGCCGGTCGCCGACACCGGCCTCACCGTGCAGAGCTGCCCGGACTCGACGCGAGGCCGCATCGAGTTACCCGTCGGCCGGAACGAAACGGTCTCTCCGGTACGCAACTTCGCGATGTGTCCCGACGCCCAACCCATCACACGGCGCCGTCGAGCATCTTCCGCATCGCCTTCACGTACCAGACGTTCTCGATGTCTTCGTCGGAGATCTGCTTCAAGTCGTCTTCCGACTCGATCGGTCCCCACCACGACTCGTAGCCGAACACGATCTTCCCGAGCATCGGCACCACGACCGCCGGGTTGCCAACGCCGAGGCCAATCTCCATCACGCCCGACCTGCGATCGTACTTCGTGGACACGCCGATAGGCAGATTACCGATGTGGATGCCGACGTACGTCTTCGTGCCATCGCATGGACGAATGGCCACGAGGCGCGGAGAGCGCATCTTGATTTCCCTCTCCGTCCACACGACGCCACGGATGACCATGGGCTGTTCCGCCGCGCGCGTCGCTCGCTCGGCGTCCTCCTTCGCGATCTGCTCGAGCGCACGAGCCTGCGCATCGAGACAGACCTTCTCGTCATCTGGCGCCTCGACCGACGCCCGGTAGATCGCAGCGCGGCGCTCTTCGAGCGCGGCCATCTCCGCGTCGATGCTCGCCAGCTCAGCCGCGAGATCGCGCCCCATCAGCGCCCTGTCGCCACCGAGATCATCGGCGTCGCGCCTCCGGCCACCGTCGGAAGCTTCCCGTCCCAGCGCTCGATGCGGCGCATCTCGATGACCTGCGGCGTCAGCGATTGCGTGATCGTGCGGTTCGCGTTGGCCTCTGCCGTAGCCATCAGCTCACGGTTCTGCGCGTCGGCGTGGGTTCGAATGAGGAGCGCGTCGGCGTCTCCCTGTGCTCGCGCTCGGGCGGCATTCGCTTGCCCCTCGGCCTCGGCGACATTCTGTCGCGCTTCCGCCTCGACCTGCGCCACGCGGTTCTGCGCCGCGACGGCGTCCTGCGTCGCCTGCATGGCACGGTTGATCGCCTCGACGACGTTCGGCGGGAGGCGAAGCGCTCCCTGGAAGGAGAGCTGGTCGACGACGAAGCCGTCGTGACCCATGCGTCGCTGCACCGAGACGAGCGCGCTCGCGAGCATGGCGGTCTTGCCGGCACCGTAGATGTCCTGGATGGCGAGCTGGCACGCCTCCTCGTTCAGCGCGTCGCGTACGAGGTTGCGAACGTAGCCGTGCGTGAGCGTGTCGAGGTCCGTCGTACGGAAGCGCGTGTAAAGCCGTCCAGCGTGCTGGGCATCGACGTGGTAGCTCAGGGCCACGTCAGCGCTCACCGAGACGCCTTCCTTCGACGAGAAGGTGATGCTCTCGTCGATGGCATTGCCCTCGTTGGCGTTCTTCGTCCAGATGGCCGTCTGCACGGTGGTAGGAAACTCGATGACCGTCTCGGAGATGGGGTTGTACGCCACCCAGCCCGACACGATCGGCAAGTCCTGCACGCCTCGGTTCGCGCCCGCACGTTCGACACGGATGCCGATGTGCCCGGGCTCGATCAGCGTGCACGAGTTGCACGAGCACACGCCCGCCGTCGCCAAAAAGACGACGCCGAAGACCACCCACGCGATTGCACGGCCCCCGCCGCTTCGTTCGCTCATTGCCCCATCAGTCCTTTCGGAACCACGTCCTGACCGCGGACGCCAGCAGAGCACCCGATGCCAGAACGACCAGCGGACCCAGCACGTACAGCCCGCCGAACGCGACATCCGACGTCGAGTTCACGAGCAGCCTGAAGAGAAAGCCGCCGAGCATGAGAAGCCCGAGGCCCATGACGAGCAGCATGCAGCCGCGCACCACCAGTACGCGGCTGAACGGCCGGCTCACGCCGCGTCCTTACGCAGATCGATGAACGCCTTCCACGCGTCCAGGCGATCACTCCGTGCCGGCCCCTCGAAGAACGTGTGATGCCCCGGTACGAGCGCCACGACCGCGAACGCGTACCCGCTCGCCTTCACGATGATGTTCGCGTAGACGGCCTTCCATGTCTCGAGCGCCACCCGCTGCAGGCGGTCGCACTCGACCCAGTACTCGGCGGGGAACTGCTCTAGCGCCGACGACTCGGTCGGCTCGTGTTGCGCCTCGGCGGGCGCGTCTTCCGGCAGATCACTGAGCGGGCTGAGCGGCATCCTTTGGTCCTGAGAGTGGAAGCCGTGGCGACGGAGATGGCAGAGAACATGTCCCTTGCGGGAACCGATTACGAGTCGATGTAGTCTCTACCGCATTCGCCACGAGCTACCGGAAAGTGTGCCGACGGAGGTTGACGCAGACGTTTCTCTTAGCAGGGGATGTAGTCTGCGCCGCATTCGGCACGGAAAGAGCGGACGACAGACACTCGTCCGCAGAAAAGTGGAACCGACGGGGAGTGGCGAGTGGTGTATCCGATGTACACCCGCCGGTATTCGGTTCCTGACGTTCAGATGTTCGTCGCCTCGATCTCCTTGACCCAGGTGTCCGGGCCCTCGCCGCGCATGAACGCCGCGATCTGGTCGAACATGTGATCACCGTAGCCGCCCACGTTCAGGACGGCGTTCTTCTGGTCGTAGACCTGCACCGACGTGGTCGGCGCGATGTCGATGCAGACGAGGCGAGCCTTCGGGTTCTTGCCCCGGATGCGCGCCCACTCGTGTGCCATGTCGGTTCCACGGCGTCCGTCGCCCATGGTCGGCGACTGCATCCAGGACTCGTTGTCCGAGATCATAACGATCAAGTCCACCTCGCCCTTGATCACGCGCAGCGGCGCAGCGCAGTCGGTGCCGCCCTGCGGCAGCTCCGCGATCTTCCGTGCATTCGTCATCACCGCGTCACGCGGGTTCAGGTCGATCGAGTGCACCCGATCGTTGAACGGGATGACGCGCGCATCCCCGTTCGTGCGCAGGATACAGCTCGCGATGAGCGACGCCACGTCGAGCACCGACACCTTGGTCGTCGCGGTACCGCGCGAGCCCGTCACCGGGTCGTGCATCGAGCCCGAGACGTCCGGGCAGATCACGACGCGGCCGGGGATCGCCGGCACGTTGCCCGTCACGTACTCGAGCGCGTCCTGCAACGCGTTCTTGATCGCGACGTCCACCTCCGCGTTCATGTACGCGACGAGGAGCTGGTACGGGAAGACGCGCACCTTCGCAAGCGTCTCCTCGTCGCGGAGGCGCTTCGCCACGTTCTTCACCATCGCGGCGTCCTCGAAGACGCCGTGACGCTTGAACGTGTTGAGGTTCATGCGGAGCGTGTGCCAGTTGGCGCGGGAGGCGATCGTCTTCCAGTGCTCGTCCGAGATCTGCGTCCCGGTGAGCATCTGGAACGGCAGGTCCGGCATCGGCTGCGTGGCGTCCTTCTTCCACGCCTCGAACGCCTTCACGACCTCCGGCAGCTTGCTGAGATCCGCACGCGGACGCGCCGCCGTCGCCTTCATCTTCTCGACGTCGTGCTCCATCATGTACGCGCGGAGCGCGCGCTCCTCTTCGTCACGAGGAGCCGGGCGCGCCATCCTGATCACGTCCACCATCGACGGACGAGTGCCGATCGAGTCGCGGAAGATCTTCTCCGGCGTTCGAGCTGCGAACCAGCCGTTGATGAGCTTCTTCACCGCGGTGCCGAAGCTCTTCCGGCCCGTCGCGCCCGAGCGCACGATCTGCACGAAGTTCCGCAGCATCTTCCCGTTGTCGATGACGACCGGGAAGACCGCCTTGAGCAGACGGAGCGACTCCGGGTCCTTGCGCGACGCGAGCACCGCGCAGAGGAACGCCGGCATGTCCTTCATCTGGCCCTTGTCACGCGCGAAGCACGCGAGCTGCGCGATGAAGCGCGAGTCCACCTTCGACGCGAGGTCGAGCACGGCCGCGAGCTGCTGGTCCGCCGACGTGTAGTACTTGTCGGTGAAGACGCCGGTCATCGCGTACTGCCCGAGGCTGTGCTTCGCCCCCGGATCGTATGCGTGTCCGCCTGCCTCGTTGGTCGTATCCGTCACCCGCGGCGTCTTGCCGCGCGTGCTCGTGAAGAGCTGCGTATTCGCCATGATGAAATCCCCAGGTCGCGAAGTTAGACGCTGTCCGACAGGTTGTCAAGACGAATGCATCAACGAGCCTTCTCTTCGTCGAGCAAGATCTGCACGAGCACCCCGCCGAGCTGCCGCGCCGTCAGCATCTGCGGTGGCTCTGCGGCATCCGCGAGCGCGTGGAAGTAGTCGCCGAGAGCGCGCAGTGTGCCGCGTGGCCCGTGAAACCAGAAGAGGAACAGCACGAGGCCGAGCGGGTTCCCCGGCGTTGCCTTCTTCCGAGCAGCCATCAGGTCTTCTTCCTGCCCTGGAAGTCCTTCCAGCGCACGGTCGATCCAGCCGGCACCGTTGCGTCGAAGACGTCACCCTGCATCGCGCCGTAGCGCGCCTCGTCCTCCTCGTACGCACGCGTGCACAGCTCGTGATCCGCCTGCGACGAGCGGCCCTCCTTCGAGCGGCAACGTGCCCGGAAGACCTCCTCCCACTCGCGCTCGGTGAGCTTCGCCTTCGCCTTGCGCCTAGCCATCACTCGCCCCGGATACGCTGCGAGACCGCGATTGCTGCGCCCCACGCCTTCAGGAGCAGAAGCCGGTCCAGCGCCTGACCACCA